TATCATTGTTTTCAAATAGTGGAAATTTAACAAGTAATGGAAACATTTTTACAACTGGAAGATTTATATCTAATTTGGTAACAGGTAATGCACCATTGATCGTAAGCAGTAACACAATGGTTGCTAATTTAAATGCTAATCTGTTGCAAGGTTTTTCAGTAAGTTCTGCAAATGTAGCCAACACGATTGTGGCGCGTGATGCCAATAATAATTTTTCAGCAAATATAATTACTGCCAATATTACAGGTAATTCAACCACAGCAGGTACAGTAGTAACTAATGCACAGCCTAATATAACAAGTGTAGGTGTATTAACAACTCTTAGCATATCAGGAAATGTGGTATCGAGTAACGCTAATTTAGGAAATACTGTTACTGCTAACTTTTTTGTTGGAAGCGGTAACAGACTTAGTAATATTGTAGCAGGCAACATTAATGGGATAGTAGCTAATGCATTTTATTCAGACAACGCAGGTAATGCACAAACTGCAACAGCAGCCACTCATGCTGCAACATCCAACACTGTTGTTGATGCTAATCAATCCAATATAACAAGTGTTGGTACATTAACCAGCTTAAGTGTAGCAGGAAATATAAATTCAGGTAATGCTACATTAGGAAATACTGTAACTGCAAATTATTTTGTAGGTAATATAACAGGAAACGTTACAGGTAATATAAATTTGCCAGGTAGCAATACACATATACTTTTTAATAATGATGGTGTGTTAGGTGCAACAAATGGTTTCACATTTAGTTCAGTAAGCAATGCAGTAACTATTGCAGGAAACGTAACCGCAGGTAATGCAAGCTTAGGAAATTTAGTTGTTGCTAACTTCTTTCAAGGAAGCGGTAACAGATTATCAAACATCAATGGTGCAAATGTAAGTCAAGTTGCCAATGCGAATTTTGCATCATTTGCGAATATTGTTAATTTAGCTAACACAGCTAATATTTCAAACTTTGCTGGTCGAGTAACGATAAATGCGCAACCAAATATAACTAGTGTAGGCAATTTAAGCAATTTAATAGTAAGTACAGGTGCTTTAAATTCTTCAAGTCCAGTTCAATTTAATCAAATTTGGAATAATGTAAATCAGTTATTTACAGGTATCAGGCAAAATATTACTGATAATAATAGTAATATTGACAGTTTACTAGTGGACTTACGTGTAGGTAATACTACAATGTTTAGTGTTACAAAAAATGGTACAGCAAATGCATCAAATATAAACACAACGTTCATAGCAGGAACACTTACAACTACAAGTCAACCTAATATAACTAGCGTTGGTAATTTACTATCGCTGACGGTGAACGGTAATATAAATGCTCCTAATGTGTATGCGAATTTCTTTGGTGCTTTAAATGGGAATATAGGAGCAAACGTTCCGAACAGTGCAATTTTTACAAATGTAACAGTTACGTCAACTGCTAATGTTACCGGCAATATTAGAGTTGGAAATGCTAACTTAGGTAATTTAGCTGTAGCTAACTTCTTTAGCGGCGACGGTGGATTTTTAAGTAATGTAAGTGTACCGGCTAATACACAAATTATAAACGGTAATAGTAATGTAATAGTACAAGCCAATGCGAACGTGCGCATATCTGCAAATGGTATAACTCAACTTATAGTTACATCAACAGGTGGGAATGTTACCGGTACACTTAGCGTTGGTGGCAATTTAACCGCTGCTAATGTTTCAACTGGGAATATAACTACAACAAGTGCATTATCTGTAGTAGGAACAACCAATTTAAATGTAACAAATTTTTCAAATATTGCAACTTTTCAACAAACAACAGATGTATTAAATCAAAAAGTAAATGCTTCAGGTACTGTAACTCATAATTTTCAAACTGGTGCAATATTTTATCATGCAAACGTTGCAAATAATTTTACTGTCAACTTAACAAACGTACCAACTACAGCAAATAGGACAATTGTTGTGCCAATAATTATTCAACAAGGCGTGAGTGCTTATATTGCAAATCAATTTCAAATTGATGGATTGTTTCAATCTATCAATTGGTTAGGCAATGTAATACCTGTAGGGACGGCTAATGCAGTTGATGTTGTTGGTTTTACTTTAATACGAACAACATCTAATTGGACAGTGTTAGGACAATTAACAACTTACGGCGGTTAAATATGCCAAGAATGTCGACGGCTTCACCATTCACAACATTTGCTTTTCAGCCCCCTAGTCCTGTACCTCCACCTGATATTCCAGTTGGTGCTTTAGTATTTTATAATCAAGCTTTTACAGGAATACCAGGATGGCAAAGATATAACATTGCAGATGGATTATTTTTACGTGGTACTGCAACTCAAGGGCAAATCGCAACAACTACATCTCCCAGTATGTCAGGGACACTAAATGTTACTTTAGGCACAAGTGGCTCTCACTTTCCGACCCAAGTGTCATTTGGACCTGCTTTTAATCCTTCTGGCACTGCTTTTCCAGGCGGTTGGTTTAATTTAGGCACTGCAGGATCACACATTCATACAGTTACAAGTTTAAATTTATCGACAATAGAGGTTCCTACTCCTGCTGCATATTCTACATACATCATTATTGAATGCCTAGCACCTACTAAAAGATTGCCCCCTAATAGTATTGTTTTTTCACAGAATTCTCCGGGAAGTTTATTTTCTTTATTAGGAGCAGAAAATCAACCTATCAGAGGTGGTGTGAGTAATAATACAACTGGCACAGGGACTACAATAACTAATATCCGTACTACAGCAGTAAGTGGTACACATAGTCACATCGATACAAATTTTCCATTTAATCCTGCTACAGTAGTAGGTACTAATTTTCCTTATGTTACTTCACTTACGCACAATCACAATATAACATTAAACATTGTAGCAAACTCAATTTTAACTAAATTGCTAAGTGCTTGGGGTAATAGTTTTGAATCTTACTTAGGCTTAGATTCTATTTTAATGTACAATGGTTCTCTAGCAAGTTTACCGGCTGGTTGGTATGTGTGTGATGGTAGCAACGGAACAATAAATATGGTAGATTTTTTTGTGGGATTTGGCAGTCAAGCAGCTTGGAATACATCTACCGGTACTAATAATGACATTGGGGTTAATGGAAGCACAACAACAAATATATGGAATCACAGCCATATAGGTTCTGGCATCATAGGGGCAACTCCAGCTACCTTAGCCAGTGTCCCTCACGGCACAAATACAGTTAGCCATAGTCATACAGTTACTCCAAATTTATCGAGTGTGAATTATGACCCTGGCACTATAAAAATTGCATTTATACAATACAAAGGATAAAAAAATGGCACATGATTTTATATCATTAGATTATGATAATCAAAGTTTTTCTGCAAGAATTGAAGATGTTGAACATGCGTTTTCATCGGTTGAGGCTTTTTTTAATTTAACAAAATTTCCCTATAAAACAGGAATATCTGCAATAAGTTTAGAGCCAAGCAGAAATATTTACACAGTAGTTTATACAGACGGGAAACAAACTCATACAGAACACAGTGATGAGATACAATGGCTTCTAAATAATTGGAGTAAAGTAAAAGATGCCATCAATGAAGATGCAGCTAACACAGTTTATGATGTGTGGACATTGACAGATGAACGTAATATGCGTTTGAATTCTACTGATTGGTTAGTATCAAGACATACCGAAGAAAAATTATTAGGCATGAGTCCTACTTTAAGTGAAAGCCAATTCACAAATTTATTAACTTATAGACAACAACTAAGAGATATTACTAACCAATATACAACATTAGATAATGTAATTTGGCCTGTTAATCCATTACCTTAGCTATAAGAATTAATTTTTCTAAATGGTTAATTGCTTTATTAATCTTTTCAATCTGGCTTGTTAAATGATAAGTGCGTTTAGTTTGCCTGGCTACAACTTCGCTTTTGCTTAATTCAGTGACCATACTCTCAATGTTGTTAAGCATTTGTTTGAGATCAGGGTTATAATTCATGCTTGCAAGTTGTTTCCGTAGGCTAGCACTTATGGTTTGCCAGTCCAATGCTACTTTAAGTTCCATAAAATATTTTTTGTAAAATTGCGGTTTTGTAACAGAATTGTCATACTACGGCCATTAAATATTTATTGCAAAATATAAATTTTCTTAAAAAGGAGACACACACTATGAAAAAACTATTTGCAGTTTTATCTTTTGCAGTAGCAGGTATAGCAACAGCAGCAGAATTTACTGGCGCTGGAGCTACATTCCCATTTCCAATCTACGCTAAATGGGCGGAAGCCTATAAAGCACAAACTGGAATCGGCTTAAACTATCAAAGTATCGGTAGTGGCGGCGGCATTCGTCAAATCAAAGCAAAGACAGTTGACTTTGGTGCAAGCGACATGCCATTAAAGAAAGAAGAATTAGATAAAGAAGGTCTTGTTCAATTTCCAGCAATTATTGGCGGTGTAGTACCAGTTGTTAATTTAGATGGCATACAACCTGGTCAATTAAAGTTGACACCAGAAATAATTGCAAATATACATTTAGGTAAAATTACTAAATGGAATGATAAAGCTATTGCCGAAATTAATTCAGGTGTAAATTTACCTGCATTAAATATCACAGTTATTCATCGTGCAGATGGTTCAGGCACTACATTCATTTGGACAAACTTTCTAAGCAAAGCTAATGCAGACTTTCAAAAGATAGTAGGCGAAGGTACTGCTGTTAAATGGCCAGTTGGTGTAGGTGGTAAAGGTAATGAAGGTGTTGCAGCACAAGTACAACGCATTAAGGGTAGTTTTGGTTATGTAGAATATGCATTTGCTAAAAGAAATAAAATTGCACATACACAATTAAAGAATCGTGACGGTAATTTTGTACAACCAGATGATAGTACATTTAAGGCAGCAACAGCAAATGCAGATTGGGTTAATGCTCCAGGAATGTATTTGTTACTAACATGGCAAAATGGAAAAGATACTTGGCCAGCAACAGGTGCTAGTTTCATCTTAATGCATAAGCAACAAGCAGATGCATTAACAGGTCGTGCAGTTCTCAAATTCTTTGATTGGAGTTACAAGAACGGCAGTCAAATGGCATCTGAATTAGAATATGTACATATGCCACAAGATGTAATTAAGCTTGTTCAGGAAAATTGGAAGAAAGACTTCCGTGGTCCCGATGGTAACGCAATTTGGAAATAAGGAAAATTAAATGAAAACTTTTACAAAAATAGCATTAAGCCTTGCATTAGCTTTTAGTATTCCCGCATATGCTGATGAATATCTAGACACTTTAAAAATTTTAAAGGATAAAGGCATTTTGACACAGACAGAGTATGATGTTAAAGTCAAAGAATATGAAGATAAAGCAGAAAACAAAAAATTTTCTGATCAAAGGATAGATAAAGATGTCAGCGACAACAACAAATACAGAATCGCAAGAATCAACGACGGATCTGTATCAGAAAACGGAATCGGACTTAAATCTAAGGATGGGAACAACACTCTCAACCTTACGGGTAGACTACATATGGACTATCGTCAGTACGACCCCACTTATGGTGCAGGTCAAACCACAGATTCGTATCAAAATGTAGCTGAAGTTCGTCGTGCTAGATTTGGTGTTCGTGGTCAGTTTGCTAAAGACTTCAAGTATCAATTACTCGCCAACTTTGGTAATGATGCTGGTTCTAGTGCAACTACGACAACTGCTGATGAAATGTGGGTAAACTATGCTGCCAATCCTGAAATGCAATTTCAGTTTGGGTTATTTAAAATGCCATTTAGTTTAGAACAGTTAACAAGTTCAAATAATATAGATTTTATGGAGCGTAGTCTTATTGGACAAACCGAAGGAGAATTTATTCCTGCAAAAGAAACAGGCTTTATGATTCATGGAATACCTAAGCCTGGTTTACTCTATCAAGTAGCAATAAGTCGTGGTCGTGGTAACAAAGATGCAGCTAACGACGGCTTTGACTATATCGGTCGTGTTGTAACTAACATTGCTGAATTACAAGGTAGTAAAGCTTATGTGTTACACTTAGGTGCAGCATATAGTACAGGTGAGATTAAAGGCGGTGTTACACCAGCAAGTGGTAGAACAGAATCACGCAGTCAATCAGCCTGGTTCACAGGTCCAGCGTTAAGTGGTGCTACTACAAGAACACGCCAAGGTCTTGAAGCGGCTTTTGCATATAATGGATTGAAGTTACAGGGTGAACAGTTCCAATTTAATTATGATCCTACTACAGGTAAAGATCAGAAAATAAATGGATACTATGTACAAGCTTTGTATAACTTGACAGGTGAAAGTCACAACTATAAAGACGGTATCTTCAATTGGATCAAACCTAATAATCCAACTGATAAGGGTGGCCGCGGTGCATGGCAAGTTGGTGTCCGTATGAGTGAGTTTGATGCTAGTGATATTGCTGTAGTTGCTGGCAAATCTAATCGTGCCACTGCTATGACCTATGGAGTCACTTGGTTCTGTACAGACAATTTACGCTTCATGTTAAACTATGTAGACACAAAGTTTGACAGTTTAGTAGGAAGTTCCGGAAGTCGTGTGACTGGCGATAAAGCAGTTATGTTTAGAAGTCAATTAAGTTTTTAAATAAAAAACTTTCAAAAAAAAGGCACTTAAGTGCCTTTTTTTGTGGTTTGTAATGGTATTGTCATACAATATATTCTAAATATTAATATGAAAACACATTATCGCACTATTTTTATATCTGATGTACATTTAGGAACTAAAGATTGTAAGGCTGAAGCTCTAAACAATTTTTTAAAAAATCAAACATGTGACACTTTATATCTTGTAGGCGACATAATTGATGCGTGGAAAATAAAACAAAATAAATGGCGTTGGAAACAAAGTCACACAAATGTGGTACGCAGAATTTTAGGTCATGCTAAAAGAAACACAAGAGTAGTTTATGTAATAGGCAATCATGATGAGTTTTTAAGACCTTTTCTACAATACAATTTAAATTTTGGTATGGTAGAAATGCATAATCAAATTGAACATATAGGTATTGATGGTAAGCATTATCTAGTTGTTCATGGAGATTTATTCGATGGTATAACAAGACTAGCACCTTGGCTAGCAATTTTGGGAGACAAAGCATATGACGCCGTTTTATCTTGCAATACTAGAATCAATAGCATCTTACATAGAATGGGCTTTGGTTATTTTAGTCTCAGTCACTATCTTAAACGCCGGGTAAAAAAAGCAGTGGATTTTATATTTCAATTTGAAAAGAATCTTGCTGCCTATTGTAAGAAAAAAGGTTATGATGGTGTGATATGTGGGCATATTCATCATGCTGAAATAAAAAATGTAGATGGAATAATTTACATGAATGACGGCGACTGGGTAGAAAGTAATACTGCTTTAGTAGAACACACGAACGGTCGTTGGGAAATAATTACATGGAGACAAGAATCTGATAATGTATTTGATGATATTGATAGCAGTACATCTGAGCGATCCAAAAGACATACCAGGTAGAATAACTCTTGAATTTACTGATCAAATAACTTGTGAACAAAGTTTGCAAAGTATGACATATTGGTTAAAATTTAATAATTTTAAAATTGAAGGAAAGTGTGTTAAAAAAATATGAAATTAAGCGAAAAACTTACTATAATAATTCCATGTAAGAATGAAGAAAATTATATAAGTAATTTACTTCATTCCTTAAGATTACAAAAAATAGGCGACACTAAAGTTATTATTGCAGACTGTTCAACAGATAATACTAGAGAAGTAATAAAAAATAATCGTGCTTTTTTGAATATCGAAATTATTGAAGGCGGTCCTGTTGCGATTGCGAGAAATAATGGAGCAAAATTAGCTACAACACCTTACCTGCTTTTTTTAGATGCAGATGTTATATTCTTTGATAACTACGTTATTCGTGACTCAATTTTTATTATGGAGTTAGAAAAGCTTGATTTACTTGGTGCGAAAATAAGATGCTATGAAGATAATTGGAAAGCAGAATTAAGCTTTATGATTTTTAATTGTATCAATGACATGCTAAAATATTTTTCTCCATTTGCTGTAGGTGCTTTCTTTTTAACTCGTAAAGACAAATTTGACGAATACGGTGGATTTGATGCGCGGTATACGACCTCAGAGGATTTCTTTTTATCAAGAAAATATGAACCTGAAAAATTTGAAATCATAAATCATTATTTTGGCCAAGACTCACGCAGATTTAAAAAGATGGGATATTTTGGTATGGGTTGGTATCTTATTAGAAATTTTATGAATCGAAACAACAAAAAATATTGGGATAAACTTGATCATACAAAATATTGGAGTTAAAATCGGACACAAACATAGAGTGTCTCTGGAACTCGTAACCAGATGCCCAATTGGGCTTTTTTCATGGCTATAAATACTCTATCATGTCCCCAACAATAGCATTATTTCTACATCAACCAAAATGTTCGGTCCAAAGCGGGAACGGAATTATTAAAGCCCTAAGCCCATACTACCGTTTCAAAATATTTACCAAACATGAGCTTGAGGATGATTTTTTTGATGATGTGGATATAGTAGCAATTCCGGGAGGTATAGGGGATAGCGATACATTTAGATACTTAATGCGAACTAACGGACAAAGAATTCGTAACTTTGTAGCATCAGGTGGTAAGTATTTGGGAATATGCATGGGTGCATATTGGGCAGATACGGATTATTTAGGTTTACTTAATAGCGTAAGAGTAGTACAATATATAAAACGGCCAAATACAGACACTAAACGACCACATGCTAAGAACATCTATGTAAACTGGTTAGGTCAAGAAATGGGTATGTATTTTTATGATGGTTGTTCTTACGAAGGTGATAGTAGCAAATTTGAAACTATTGCCGTATATAAAAACAACGACCCAATGGCGATTATACAGGATAATGTAGGATTAATTGGTTGTCATCCAGAAAGTGAGAAGCACTGGTATGATAGTTACACTTGGATGCGCAAACATTATCATGGTGATACACATGGGCAACTATTGTTAAATTTTGTAAACTACTTATATAGGAAATAATATGTGGGCATTATTAGTTGTAAGCATTTTTGTAAACAGTCCAATAGATACAAAAACTACAGGATCAATGGAATTAAGATTTCAAACAAGAGAAGAATGCATGGAGGCTAAGGGCAGATTTGATAATTTGCAAAGTTTTAAAAACAATAGAATTAAGACCTCATGCAGTTACAGATCATACTTATAGGATATCAAAATGGAAGATATTATCATTGATATGAACTCAACTTTAGATTATAAAACTGTAAAAACTATAATAACGAAATATATTGAAGAACAAACTGGTAAAACTATTTGTGAAATTGTTCCGATAATAGACAAAGAAAATTTATCAGGATTTAAAATAATTTATCAAAGCGAACATTCTAGTTATTATGTCGGTAGTAATGACAAAGTTAACAGACCTCATTTAGTAGATAAAACTTTTAAACCAATGGCTTTTTATTAGGAGATAATTATGAAAGACATAGCTTTCCGTGTTTTTACTTATAGTTTGTTTTTTGGTTATTTACTGTTACTTGGTACAGTACTGTCTGGATGTAGTAACCAATATGATAATTGCATTGAAAAAGAAAAAGAAGCCTATAGGCAAAAAAATCCAAAAGCAAGCTATGGACAGGTCGCTGCTAAACAACAAGAATTTGAAATGATGTGTTCAAGCTTTAAAGGGAAATAATTTAACCTAACAAATTTTCTAGCAATTGTTTGTTATTTTGTAATTCAATGGCAAGGTTAATAAAACCACTTTTAATTTTCACATTTGCGAATTGATTGTCTCCCATATATCCAAGTAAATAAGTTGGATATATGTGATCAGATAGTGCAGCCAAAAATAAATCCATCAAAACTTGTATATTAATTTCGTGCTGTGAAACCTTAGGATCCGTTCTTGGCATATACATTATTGGTAAATTAAAGTCATAAAACTTATTTAAGGATTCATTAGTAATCAAGTGTTTAAAATTAAGTGTTTTTGCATATTCTTGCACTACGTGATTATCTGTAAATAAAAATAAAGGTATAGATAAATTTAAAGAAGCAACATCATTCAATGCTTTTTTATAATCTGTGTTGTAATCTCTATGCCTTATCATAATTGCATGATAGTTTCCCAATTGTTGTTTTTTAAATTTTATTTTTTCTGAAATTTCTTTATTCAAAACAAAATAGTGTAAAGCGTGTAAAGAGCAATAGCCTCCACCAAAAGACCTGTGTAGTAAAAACTTATGCGGTACATTTGATTGAAATGGAGCACAAACAGGATCTAAACAATCATTTGAACGTAACAGAAAATCCTGTGGAAATTCAGGATCAGAATAAAATTGTTCAATTTGTTGATTTGTTAAATCTAATTTAATATTTTTATACAAATTATTCACAGTAAAATACTTGGATAAATCTGTGTGTAAGTCGGAAAGTGTAGAATCGATTATTAAAGTTCTATCATATTTTTCAGCATAAAATATACATTTGCCTATTTGACAAAACATATCATTAATGCCGCCTTTTGGTTGACAAATTAAAAATTTTTCCATTAATTTAAATTTTCATATTTTTTAATTTGATTAAACAAATACATTACTGATAAATGTAAATTAAAAGTGGCCCTAAGGCCACTAAACTATTTTTGGTTACAAGGCATAGTTGCCCCGAAGATCATGCTGCTAGAGCAAAAACCTCATCGTTAGCTGCGTTTGCAGTTATAGTTTTGCTTGATTGACAGTCATCGCCTACTGTGTTGTCCATATCCTTACTAATTGCCCTGTCGAAACCAAATTCAGGCCCATCATAAGAGGATTATAGCAAATGCAATCACTATGGCTGCTAAACTATAAACAATTGTTTCGCCTACTTGATACATTCTAATCTCCTTATGGTGGACCTGCCCGGGGTCGAACCGGGGTCCAGAACACCTTTCATTCAACTTCATACAACAATTCTTTAAGCTGTTGACAATATACTTGACATTGCCCACACCTATGATCCAGCTCAAAAATACGCTGAATTAATTCCTCTTTTGTCTTAAAATCTGATTCTTTAATATTTCTACAAACACAAATAATCATATTAGTCAAAAAGATTTTCATTAGTATCTTTAGGCTTTATCCACTCATGATACACAAGTAGCATTGCTATTGAGATGCAACCCATAAGCATAACGCCCAAAAGAAACCCGATGATAAAATATAATTGCTCAGTTCCCATTTTTTTATTATTCTAATCTAATATTTAGACTAAAACAATCATTTAGGGTCTTATACTATTAAATTTTGTCTGTAACCATTCCCAATCATAAGTAAATTTAAGTTTATCAAAGTCACCATTTACAGATTCATAATATTCGACTGCATGTTTGGCTCCTTTAATAGCATACTCTGCAAAGTCACCATAAGCAGTATTTAGCCAAATAGTTAATCTATCTTTGCTTATTTTGTCGTTTAGTGTTTCCACATTGTATTTTAACTTAATAACTTCTCTAAAAGCAGTTCTCCAAGTATCCCACTCACTAGTATTAAATACCCCAATACCTGAATTTATGTCGATCACAGCATGGGGACTATCTAATGTAAAGTCCAGTCCTTTACCTGTAGTGTTTAAAGTTAATCTTTTATTATTTGCAACTATTGCCATATGTCCGTATTCCAATCCATTTACAGGATTAGTGGCCCGAAATATGTAATGTCGTGCTGTACACATACGATCAGGTTGCCAGCTAAAATCAAAATTAGGATTTACTCTGCATTTTCCGTTTATTAGAAAATACCACGGTGTTGATGCCATTTTTGCTGCTTCATGTTGACTAGCAACACGACCTTTAATATCTTTAAGTCCAATTATATTATTAGGTAAACCTTTAGCTAATGTTAAGAGATGTTCATAATTTTCTTCTGCCCCCTTTTCACCGTTACTCAAAAAAATTATGTCTAGCGGTTTGTTTTTATATCCTGCTGTGTGATATTTTATGTAAGGATAATCTTGTAATTTGTCATAAAGATAAGGTATAGCTTCTTTGGGCACAATTGCATGAGTATTATCAATAATATGAATATTCGAATTAGAGTCTAGCTTAGGCATAAATTCTACATGATTTAATTCTCCTAATCCTAATTGAATGTAATCTGTTTCTGTTTTTGAATTTACAAGGGCATCAAATAAGCTATCCTCAACAGGAACTTCATCAAGCATCAATTTAACAATATCTACATCCATAAATTTATAATTGGTTGCACCTTTTACTTTATAGTGTACTGTAGGCATATCTTTGCTAGAAGACCATTGATTTCCAAATACGTAAATGTATGGTGGGTCGAAAGGATTAGGAACCCAACTATAATCAATAATTAATTTTGGTTTTAAAAGTCGCCATGCTCTGTTTTCTTTATCAGGTAATAATTTTGCCTTAATGTTATTAATATATTTTTTTTCTGTTGCTCCTTTTACTTTGTAAATTAGAGTGGGCATTACCTCAGCATCATACCACTGATTACCAAATACATAGATATAGGGAGGTTCTGTTTCATCAGGATGCCAGCTATAGTCAAACTCAATATTATTTTTTAAAGGTCTAAAACATCTATTTTGCGGGTCCTGTAGTCTAGTAACTTTTTGAAAATTAACAAACTTTGTTCCTAACGGATTACCTTTTACAAACTTCGGTCCTCCTGTCTTTTGCCATTGAGTACCAAATTCATACTCCATTGGTGGTTCATGTGGATTAGGGCACCAACTATAATCAAAATTACTATCATCAATATTTTTTGGAATAATCCAGTTTTCTTTGGATGGTAGTAATGTTGCTTTTATAATATTCACATATTTTTTTTCTGTTGCCCCTTTTACTCTATATTGAAATGTAGGCATTACCTCAGCATCATACCACTGATTACCAAACACGTGAATATACGGAGGGTCATATGGATTAGGTCTCCAACTTTTATCAATATTATCAATAGAAGCATTGAATATTAATTGTTTCCAACATTTATCATCTAGATTAGGTAACAGTGTTGCTTTATAATTATTTACATATTTTTTTTCTGTGGCTCCTTTGACCCTATATTGAAATGTAGGCATTTCTTCAGCACCATACCATTGATTACCAAATATGTAAATGTAGGGAGGTTCTGTTTCATCCGGATGCCAACTGAAATCTATAGATGCGTCGGGCACTAAAGGTCTCCAACCTCTATCATTTTCATTTGATAATTTTATTGCGTTTTGAAAACTATGATATTTTATTCCTTCATTTTCAGGTACTATAAAACGAGGTCCTCCCGTTTTTTGCCATTGTGTACCAAACTGATGAATATATGGTCTTTCGTAAACGAATGGACGCCACGTAAAATCGAACGTACTTGTATCTAAATTATCAGGTATTTCCCAATAACCTAATTCATTAAGCTGTTTTCTTCTTTCTAAATCATTTAAGTCAGTAATTTGTAACATTTACTTTATATTTTTCCAGTCATTATATAATTCAATAAATTCGGGAAATATTTGTAAAAAATTAGTTCCGCGTCTTTTATCATGCTCATCTACAAACTTTATAAAGTCCTGTCTATTGATGCTTAAATTAGGATTTGGATTGTCAAGCTCGTGATTTACGATTGTTAAGACTCTTTTTAATTTATCAATTTCATGGTCATAGAATCCCATATAGGCCTGAGAAGGAATTCGTAAACCTATCTCTTTGTGGTCTTCCATAAACTTTACCTGTTCTTCAATAAAATGTACATAATTTTTTGGTATTATAAATGCTGGTTGATGAGCAGGGAATCTTAAATAGGGTATATCAATAGAAAGTACCATTTTACGATTAGCAACTGATATTTCTCTATACTTTTGTCTTATATCTAACACATCTTGTAAAAATGTTTTGAATGATGGTACACTTAAAATATTGTAGGTGCTAGTTACTGATAAAACTACATTGGGTACTTCAGTAATAAGCCTTTCAATATTTTTAATCCAATCATTGTAATTTAAACCAAAGCGTGTATATTCTGCTTGTTTACCATGTGCCTCTGCACTTGTAAAAATACGCAGTTTCGATACACATTTATTTTCATCTATTATCTTTAATTTTTCAATAAGTTTATCAAACAATTCTTTTGGAGGATTTAAATTAGAGTTAATACTGAAACATAATTTAGGATTAGGATTTTCAATGATATAATCTAAAACTTTAAATGTATCTTTACTTAATATAGGTTCTCCGCCTGTTATTCTAAACTCTAAAAGTTCTTTATACATCTTAGGCCACCAGTCCCAAAACGCATCCATGTATGGATTATGCTGATTGTTTGGTATTGGTATTTGATTCTTTGTTTTAATCCATTCTAAACTGTTAAAATTTGAAGTAGTTGGATAAGGACCATGTCTTTCAATTTCTTCCATCCATTGACTACTTATGTGAGGCATACAATAACTACACTTAAAATTACATACACTACTAAAACTCACCTCAACATAACTTGGATTAACATCATCGTCCCAAGGTTTGTCACTAATATCTTTAATAAAAGGATAACCCCACATAGGATCTGCGCTTTTATAAATTCTGTCACTATATTGGTTTCCTGCATCCTCTGCTCTCCAACAATAATCACATTCAGTTGGTCTTATTCCAACTAACATTTGTTTTCTTAATTCTTTTTTGAATTTAGTATTGTGTAGGGCTGAAGGATTTACTGCAATTTCTTCTAATGGAACTAGGTGAGTTCCTGGGTGATGACAACTATGAGTGTGTCCATTATGTAAATGCATCGTAACTTGTTTCCACTTAGCAACACAAAAACTAGGACTCACTGCGTTAATTTCCTCAGCAGCCTTTGCTAAATGTTTTTGATAATTATCATTCATTCTACCAACCTTCTAATTTTCTTATTACGTCCATTTCTTTAACCAATGGCCCTAAATTATGTCTACTTGTGTTGTAGTGTCGTTTAAAAAATTTACTTTGTTCAGGTATGAACACAGATATTGGCAAACCAAGTTTACGTGTTAAACTTTCTGACATTTCATTTAAGAATTTATCATTATATTTGTTGGCCATAAAATCCTCGTATATTTCAGGATAATTGTCAAACCAATGCACATTATTATGATCCCAATTAGTGAGCATAGTCATGTAAGTGCCATACCGCGACCCGTATATAGCATATTCACCATTTTCAACATCTGTGCCTATATTATGCCATATTGTAAGATTGTCTAAATTTCTTGTGGCTACACTTTGTTTAAATTTGTCTATACTAGGTTTAATCCCGTTTACCAAACACATTTTTACACCTTCTCGAAATCCAGCACGCCAAGCTTGAAAAGGTGTATAGTTAGGATATGTTGTACTATAACAGTCATGCATACTCCAATAAGAGCCATTTAAATAATCTAAGCAAAAATCTACTGTTGATATTGCATTTCCATCACTTGCTTCATGAGTACGCATGTTAAAAACATAATCTTTTGTCCAACAACTTATACCACCATTACCGTATGTTAATCCATTGATTATATTTTTTGCTTTCCATCTATATTGTGCTTTTTGGTAACTCTCATCTTTATCAGTAAAATTAAGTGTAAGATTAAAAAAATTAAAGTCAGGTAGATTGTCACCATCTATCAATATAAAACGTTCAGTAAAACTTTCTTCTGCTGCAGCTTTATGAGCAGCATCACTTCCTTTAACTCCGTCAACTCTACGTGCCCAAGGCACCATATTTTTAATTTTAACCCAAAATTCTTCTTTTTGCGGTTCATCATAACTAAGATAAATGCAGTCTAAATCTGCAATTTCAACGTTCATGTATTTTTAAACTCCATTTTTTTGATTTGCTTCCATCATATACTATACTAATATCACTATTATAGCAACTAATTCCTGTAACAGAAGGCATTAACTTTGCAATTAATTTTTTGTCATATAAGGGTACTATTTTTTTATCTACAATTTTAATGTCAAATCTTGATTCAAAATAAGTTTGTGAATCAATGACAATAAAATTACCCTCAGGTTTATCGCAGGTATAAAATAATACGCTACCAGTTTCACTATAATAAAGTCTAAATTCAGGTAAGTTCATTCGATATTTTACACGAAAAGTTTTTAATATGATAATGAAATGGATATAATTGTGGGTATGTGTTTACTCGTAAACACTTTGGATTTATTTCATAAATTAATTCATTTGTCCAATCGTCGGACATTAACTCGTTTATATATTGTTTCATATGAATCATACTAAAGGATCTAAAGTTTGGTAATGTCGTGTTTTCTATCCCGTGAATTAAACATGCTATTGCATAAACCCAATCCGTAGTTGCTTCTTGATTTGGATCGCACTTTAACAAAGGTTTATAAAGTTCCCAATTTTCAAAGCAATGCCTAACCGTTTTAAAAAACTTTTCAGAAAAATTTGATTTGTTAAAATATGTTATTGCATTGTAGACATTAGGCAAATTATTATTGACTATAAAATTTCTATAAAATAAATTTTCTGATACATTATTTCTAAAATCTCTTATAGTTGAACAAACAACCACATCTTTTTGTGTTAGTATTTCCCACCAAAACTCAATATTAGTAGGCATGTACATATCTGCCTCTAGTTTAATAGTGTGATCATATGGGCTTGCTTCATATACTTGCCAGTCGTTTATTAGCTTCCAATCTGATTCTTTTGCTAAATCACCGTGTGGCAAAGCAACCGTATAATCAAAATATTTGCTGTTGTCTACGTCATCAGTAACTAAAGTTACACTAGCATTAGGCATTACATTTTTAATGCTATTAGCTAAGATTTCTGCACAATATATATAATCAACATTTTTAGTATTCTGTGCTATTACTACAAAACCTTTATTCATCAAAAATCTCTAAAAAATTGTCTTTATTAAGCATGTGAAAATCTGTATCTTTTACAATAATATATTTGGACTTTTCTTGTTTTAAAACTATTTTATATTCAGTGTTAGAAATTTTTTGAACATAAGTATTCTCACCAATATGTAATAAATTCCAAGGTATAAAATTATTTTTATTTTCTAAATGTCCGTTTAGTATACGATTAGCAATAGCAAACGCATGATCATTTCTAAATGTTTCAGACCACATGCCATGTAAATCAATATAATGTTGATAATTATCTTGAACCATTTTTACACAATCAAATAACAATTTGATTCTGTCACTTTTTTTAAAAAATAGAACCGTTGCCCATAATGTATTAAAACTAGCCTGACCTAATTTTTCCTGTGAGACATCAGGATACATTAGGTACTTACAGGAGTTATGTATACAGTAATCTTCATAAAAATCAAAAACTTTTAATAATTTGTTAGAATTAATTACATAGTCAACATCTAAGATTATGGTTTCATCATACGGAGTGAGCGAATAAGCATTATACCTACCTTTGTTGTACCATACCTTTTCTTTTTTTGTATTTGATTTGTCACGCTCCAAATAAATTATATTATCAAAATTATAATTTGTTTGAGAATCAGTTATTAGTGTACAAGGCAAGTTTAAAAAGTGATTCACTTTTTTAGCCGTAAAATGAGCCATTTTAATATAATCGACTTCATCAGTATTAAACGCAAATAAAAGAACGCCCTTCATCTTTTATTTTGTAGAGAGGACCATTCTTCATACCATTCTATCATAACAGAATGATAAATTTGATACGCTGTTAAACTGAGTTGATCTTTGCTAACCTTAATTGGATTATCATACAAATCTAAAATAACAGTTTCATTTAAGATGGATGTTGAAAGAAAACTTAAAAATTCAGGTGTGGCTTGCCATAATCCACCTTGATCTGCAAAAATAAGTTTTGCTGTATATTTTTCTTTTAAATAATGTTTAGCCAAATTGTGATCAAATTTGGCTTTAGATTCGGTTATCAAATTGTCTATATTCATTAAATTATTTAGAATATAGACAACTTAACCAAAAAATTTAACTTCCCTGAACTGTGCTTGTTATGTTAACTGTACCCCAAGTAGGAGTTAAATATGATGAGCTTGGATTCCTTACAACACAAGTGGTTGTAGAGTTTGGACCTGTTCTGCCTAAGTTAGTATTGCCCCCGTTTGGTACTGAATCCCAAGTTGTTGTGATAGTAATTATACTACCCACATCCCCATTTGTTCCTTGTGTACCATTAGTTCTTACTGCAACATTTATAAAACTAGAAAGATATCCACTTGGTCCTACTGTAGCAGCCATTCTAAAAATAGTTGCGTCAGTACTTGTAAATGAATAGTAACCATTATTGGAAGCTATTGTAGTTGGGGTACCGCTTCCACCGGTTCTTGTTACACCGTTAAATACTGTACCAGCAATTGTTTGAGTCCCGCTGTTAACTGCACTAATTGTGATTGTCCCACATGCAGCAGCTAATGTGTTCCATAAATTATTCATATTCGTGCCAGCAGGATGTGAGAAACTTAATGCAATTTGTCCTCCTGCATTAAAAAAATATCTTGCACTATCTCCTGATGAAAAAGTAATAGCATGAGTAAACGTTAGTGCATTATTCCAATCTGTTGGATATGATCGACTATCTGTTGAGCTAGAACCTTGTGCTGCTGCGTTATTACGATTTGTAAAAATTGTATTTAAATTATTAGCAAAAATAGAGGTCGCTGGCAAACTTGCAGTCATGTAGGCACTAATAAGTTGACCATCAGATGTTGTAGAAATAGGTGTTATAGTACTACCTTGATGTGATGCTGCATTTTGAATATTATTAATTAATAGATTCCATTGTTCATTCGTAATTTGAAACAGTGCATTATTAGCCTGAACTTGTGGTACTTGAGTTTGACCTAATCCTGATCTTCCATTTCCTGTTCCAATAACAGCATTTAACGTATTTGCAACCGTACTAGGACTGGCACCTACGTAAGAATTATAATCTGCGGCATCAATTTTACCATATTGTTGATATGTCATATATAATCCTTATTTTATTACTACGATTGCTGTTACTTCTCCTACGCCTTCAGTTGTTTTCGTTGTTAAACTTCTACCAATTACATTGAATGATCCGGCTTCTCCTTCTTTTGCTGCTCTTGCAAAACCTTTACCTGCGCTTACAAGACGATCACCTTTTTTCACTTTACCTCTCACCTTAACTGGCACACGACCACTGATAGCAACTGCAGGGTGTGTATTATCATCGCCTGCGGCACTATTCATCATATACGCTGCACTAGTACTAATAACACCAAACACATTATTGCTTAATTCGTCTACAACTGCTGTAATTTCGGCAACGCCACCTAATTCAACCACTGTACCTGCATCATAAGGTTGATCAGATTCGAATCTTTCTGCTAAGTCAGCATATGTAGCTTGTAATCTTGCGCTAGGACTTAATTGCCAAATACCAGTTATGTTTCCGCCGCCGGCTAATTCTGTAGTTGTAACTTTGTTAGGAGCTATATTACCAGTAAACTGAGTAACTGCATTTGCTCCTGTCAAATAATCAAATACATTACCATTATTGTAAGTACCAGCTGGGTTAAATGTTGCTCCATTCGCATACATATACCTGTCACACTTTATACCAAATGCATTAGAAGTCCATGCAATATTACCATTTTGCATGGTCCAATTACCTTGTGCCGACCATGCACCAACAATTGTACCAACTGTTGTGCCACTACCTGTAGTAATTGATGTTGTATTTGCTGATCCTATTAGTGCCGCAGTTAAGTTAGCGTTTGTTGCTGTTATATTACCTGTTATATTTGCTGTAACTACTGAAACTGAATTACCTATAAATGCACCATTAGATGAAAAATTATTTGCAATTATATTTCCTGTCGCATTTACGTTTGACAGAGTAGCATTTCCTGCAGCAGTAGTTGAAGTTAATGTGATCCAGTTACTAGCAACTAAAGTTCCGTCAGCTGGGCATACACATAAGACATTTGTATTAGTGTTAAACCATAATTGACCTCGTAAAGGATTCGGAGGAGGTGAACTTGCGGCATAACTTTCTAATTGTCTGACAAAATTTGTGTCTAAAACTTGACCATAATTAGATTTGTTCCTTCCTGGAAGTCCTAATGAGGTGCTTTGTGTGTTGATAGTACCGTCTTGTATAGTTGTTAAAACAGTACCGTCGCTTCGTATAATTGTATATGCCATGTGTTTTTACTCCAATTTTTTAACTTTAGTATTTATCTTAGATGGAAACAAGGTTTGTTAAACTTTGTATTCGCACCGTATAGTCTATTTGAATCTGTCTATTAAGACTTTTTTGTACCGGGTGAAATATCACATGGGTCAAAAGTCTCGTTGTTTCATTTCCAGCAGGGTCTGTACCATAATCTGCTAAAAGTCCAATTTCGTCAAACGTGTATGTTGATTCTAATTGTGTGCTATTGTCAAACGCTGACTGACCAGAAGGCTCACCGTAGTCAAGTAAGCATTGAACTACTATATCGCTATACACTTTTCCAATTATATGAGAAACAACCATTTTATTTCTAGCTGGGTCTGTATTTAATACACTTGTGTCATCAACGATTTTCTCATAGGTTTGGTTATATAATGCTGCGTTTTGTCCTGTAGTATTTGGGGGTAGATATGTAATAATCCCTGTACTATCAATACTTGCCCCTCCGTTACCAAAAGCCATTTTAAATATGCCACCGTACCCTCTGCTACTAAGTGTATCCGCAATAGATTCTGACATATTCTCATAATGGATTGCATTCTTTTTGTCTACTAAAATTTCTCCTGTGTTAGGGTCAGAAATTTTGACAAATCCCTCTATTTTTAATTGATAATTTATTGTAGACATCAATCATCACCTCTTTTTTGAACAAGTATTTCTGACGTTTTTGGATCAAAAATCTTTATTGCCGAGCTTAAAATAAATCCAGCGTTCTCGTCAGGGTTTGGTTCTGATTTCTCTTTGGTTGTTTCTATTTGATCTTTTTCAGTCATAATTTGTATTTATCTTCCAATTTTAGTCACTTTTTAAGAAATTTGCTGGTATAGTGTTGCTAATTTGCAGTGGATCACCATTAGCAGAATAATCATCACTATTCCAAATTTTGTTATAATAAAACGGATCTAGAATATCTTTTGTTGAAAAACTCAAAACATATGAATATTTGTCCTGTGTTGGGAGAATCGCAGTTCCTTCTGCTCCCCTGACAAAATTAGTTATAGTGTTATCTTCAATATTAATATTTTTAAATCTAATTTTTTCGCCGTTTATTATTATTGTATTACCAAATCGCAATACAAATTCTAAAGCATCTCCGTCTGTTACACCTGAGGTGAAAATTACCTGAGTTGTAGAATTTACTGTATTAAGATAATATGAGGTTTTAGCTAACTCAAGTCCTGTTACTAAATTATTTACAGTTAACAAAACTATATCTACTATGTTGTAGTTTAAGTAGGAGTAAATCTTTTGCGTTGTTATGTCATAAGATGCATAAGAAACCGTTGATGTTATATCGACCAATTTAGTTACATCATCAACGTAGATTTTAGTATCAGTAGGATAAATTGGTCTAACTAACCAAGTGCGATTTTCAATATTGCTGTTAGCAATCACCATTTCGTTATTTTTGTTTACTGTTAAAGTATACCAAAGTTCATTTGGAGTAGGAGAGGGCATATAACTAGTAACAATAATTGTATTGCCAAGTGCAATAGGAGACATTATACTTAATCTATTATTTGGCTGATTTATACGCAAATTATTAGGTGTAACTCTAGTACCATTTATATGTACAAACAATCTATTTGTATCTATAATATCAAGTGTAGGTTGATTAATTGAAATTGTGTTTGTATATTTCCAAATAAAGCCGCCAGAACCTACTCCGTTAGAATAGAATGTTCCGTAAGTGTTACCTATTACAGGTACTGAAAGATTAAAATCACTATAAAGCTCATATCTATAATATGTAACTGCATTCTCAACATATGTTGGCAAAACTCTTACATAAAAAATATTATTATTAATTTCAGTAATATTTTGAACTCCATCTATTAATACTTGATCTTGATTTACGAAAAAAGCATTTGTAGCTGTTGTAACTACAACAGGTGTAGCAGGAGTATTTATATAATAAATTGGAGTTACTCTTATAGATGTTGACGTTTGCGTTACGAAAAATTGATTTTGAGTATCGTTAAATGAAGTTACACTAACTATTGTATTAGCAGCAATTGATGGTATAACAGTTAATGTAGTTCCAACAATTGTGTAGTCAATAGTATTTCTTGCACGTATTCCATCAATTTCAACTACCGCATTGTTAGGATTGTTTCCTCCCATATTGTTAGTTAATGTAAAAGTTTTTGGTCCACTTACGTACTGAAAAACTTGAGTTTCAGGCATACAATATTGATATATTGTGTTTGCAGGGCCGTAAATTGCAAAACTAACATACTGAGTAGCTAAATTAATAATAGATGTAAAAACAATGGTAATTGCATTTGATTTATTTGGTTCTATTTTATAATCAACATTGTTTATTTTTTTAACCCCATTAATATACACTACTGGAAATAAATATACTCCATCTTTATATGGATAATTTGTGTCTATGTAACTTACATTTTTCTTTGCATCAAACTTAACAGGAACATTATCAGATGTACCTTTAACTTCTTGATTTCCGCCTCCTAAACTATAGACTTCAAAATAAATTTTTTCTGTAGGACTTAATGGTGAAGTTAATGTTACAACCTTAAAAACCCAATCTATTGATTGTATTTTAACTAAACTTGTAGGGGTAGGCACTTGATTAACAGTGTAAATGCGTGTTGCTCTATTATTAGTATTCGAAATTATATAAACTGCAATTTGTGTTGCGTATGGTGATAAATTAGCAAAACTAAATGCAGTAGAGTTACCTAAATCAAATATTCCGCTATTTACATAAAATCCAAAATTTTCGTATACAGTAGGATCCCAAAGTGATCCAGGTGTAGTCTTTACTGTAAGCTGAAGATTATCTGTTATCAATGCTGGTACCATTTCTTCTGGTCCATATCCTGATAAGAATGTTTCTCCTTTTATGTTATATTCAGGTTCATTAGCAGTTAGGAAAGAAATATTTTCCCAATCTATTACATTGCTACTACGTAAAATTGTTGAGTTTTCACCTACTGCAATTAAATAATTGCCATCAAATTCAATTTCATTTAAATTATTTGAACTTATTTGTGAGGTTTGACTCCATGTTTCTCCGTCTGAGCTATAAAGTATGTAACCATTATTACAAATTACTATATAGGTGTTTAGAGCATAAATGCCGTGATTTATTTGTTGATTAAACGATGGTCCTAATATGGTAGCTACATTCCAGTTGCTTGCGTTGGTTGACCAGTAAATTTTACCAAAATCACCTGCAGCTATAATTTTTGTATTTGAACCAAATACTGTGTTAAAATTTACATCAAATGTTTGATTAGTATTGGTCCAAGTTATGCCATCGTAACTTATTACGACTCTAGCTTGGTCAGCAAATACTGGTGAAGGAGTGTCTGGACCTTCTATAATAGATGTTCCATTTCCAACTGCGATAAATCCTTCGAAACTGGTTGCGTCAGCTCCTGGTATATATGCAACTGATTTTAAAACGTTTGGTAATCTACTGCCAAAACTATACCCTGTTCCCCAGCTTGTTGCATTAATACTACTCAAAACATTATTACCAACAGCTACGTAATTATTATTGTAGTACACAACATCGTATAGTTCATCATTAGGAGTTTCTACAGATAGGGTATCAAACCCTGCAACATCAAACGGAGCATCATCATAAACTGTGTATGAACCTACACTTACCCAGTTAAATCCATCATAGCTTATGAGCAGAGGAGCACTAGCATTCAATGCACTAATTACGTAAAAAGAACCTGAGTAAATTATTCTAGTCACATTAATAGGTGTATCACTTATTTTTTTAAATGTCCAGTTTCTACCATCAATACTATATAAAACAGTTGCATTCGTAGCTGCATTACCAATTGCTACATATTTGGCCCCGTCATATACTATACTTTTTATATCAATTTCTTTTGGATAAAACGGCTGTCCTTGTAAAATTACATCTAATTCAAAATCATCATTAAATTTATTACCTAAATTAGTACCATTAGGATATTCTAATCCTGTCATTAATAATGGTAAATGTTTACCAGGCATATTGATAGTTGGTTGGTAATAAGCAATAATTCTGTCTAACGCATTTATAAATGGGTAATCACTTTGTAATAACTCCCATTTAGTAAAATCAAAAGTTGCGTCACTATTTGCCACAATGCACTTATACAATTTATTATTATAAGTGACCAATGATGCTGCAGGAATAGTGAATGGTTCAGGATAAAAACCAATATCTCCTGCGGTAAATATGAATGGAGTAGCCCCTGTATTTTTTACAGGATTAATTAACGTTGCATCGTAAAATAATCGGCATTTTGTTGCACTTATTGGTATCGTATAATATTCATCAAATGCATTGGAACATATACCACTTAAACTATAAAAAACTATGGCTCCGGATAAAGCAAAAGTAACAGTAATTATTAAATCATTTGCCGGTGAAGAGCCTCCCAAAAGTGCTCCTGATATTGTTATAACGTCTCCGGTAGTGTAAATATTTCCAAAATCTTTTATGTCAATATCATACTCATTTGACACAGTTGTGCCATAGATTCTTGGGCTAGTAACCCAAATAATGGCACCACCAGAACCTGAATTATCATAGATATATGGAGTTGTAAGTCTGGCTACTTTATAGAAATAAAGTTTGGTCTTATTAAGATATCCAGCTGCTAGACTAGTATTTGTGTAATTAAATGTTACAATGACATTATTTGTACCAGATTCTGTTGTTACTGCTGATATTGGAACAGTGGCCCCTTGTAGGCTTGACAAGAATACAGGTTTAGCAACACCTTCAACAATAAATTGTGTTATTGATCCGGCTAAGGTTACGCTTACAACAGTTATTGTACAACTATTTGTAGGAGCAGTTCCTCCCAATAAATTACCTGGTATCGTAATTACATTTCCTGCTTGATAATTTAATCCTCCACTATTTAAAATTGCTGTGTACACACCAACGTTATTGGCAGTTGAATAAAAATCAGGTGGCTCGTCTTGGTTACCATAAATCCAAGCATATACATCAAATAAAGCTCCTGATCCTCCCGCAGGACTTACGTTTCCTGAAACAGATGGGAAAGGTATTGCAGTAGCAAGCTTACTTGCATAGCTTGCATCATTTCCTATGCTATTATAAGTTGAGATGTAAAATTGATTTGGCTCCCAAACAGTAACCTCAGGTCTATAACTAGTTCTGTCAAATTTTAATACAGGAGTAATTTGTCTTGTAGGAGCATTACTTGATATTGGAGCCAATCTAGCACCTAATGTTAACACATGATTATTACTTGGAGTTCTTCCTTGGACTAAAATTAATCTATGTGTATCAGTTAAAGCATTAATTTTTGAAATGTAAAATGCAATAGCAGTAGGTCTATTTTGATTTGCAATAGTAACTGCAGGTTTTTTAGTTCCATATTCAATTAATCTTATATAATAATATTGATTATCTATTAATCCCAAAATAGTTGATAAATTGCTACCTTTACTGTATTTTAATAAATCTCCTGTTTCAAACAATTTAAATGGAACGTTTATAGTATAATTTGTATAGTTTATATCAGAGGTATTAAATTTATGTTCAATTGACGGTTCAATAATTAACTCAGGTAATACCTTATATCCTTCACCTGAATTTAAAACAGTAACAGCAACAACTTCTCCTGCTGACATTTGGGCCTTAAGGGACGCTTGTACTTTAGGAGCAGGAAAAACTTCTGTATTTACGTAACTTACAATATTTGGTGGTTCTGTGTATCCTCTACCACCATATATAACACTTACGGCAGGCAAATCTATAAAGATTTTTGTTCCTGGAAAATGATCTACAACTTCAGTATCTAATGCACCTCTTGTTAATCCAGATAATATTCCCAAATCTCTGTCAACTGTGTTATAACCTATATATTCATTATCAATTTTAATCACGCCTACTGTTGGATATCCAAATGCATTATCAACAACAATTATTTTTGTTGCGACTGGGACATATTCACGCAGTAAACCAATAAAATAATTTTCTTTTCCTTGCAGTTTTACTCCGTAGTTATTAAACCATTGATTATACTGTGGTTCTTGCCATATTTTATCAGAAGAATTATATTGAGATTCTAGCAACGTGTCACTAAAAACTAGTTCAGGAGTAATAAAAGAATCAAGTGTTGCATTCCATTGAGCAGGTAAATCAAAATCAGAAATATCTCCGTCATATAGATTTGTCTTTGTATATTTTAAACTAAATTCTTTAAGTTTTACTCTATATGGTTTAACCTCATTGATATATCCATAAAGAAAATCTTCATTGTCACGTTGGAAATTTTTAGTTTGCTCTAATTCTCTTAAAGTGTGTTCTACATCTAAAAATGAGGTTTTGTTTAACCAAGGTAAATAGTTACCAAATTCTTCTGTTTCGGTTATAATATATTGAAATAGTAAAATTAGTCCTTGATTTCTATAAATTAATAGGTCATCAGTGAAAACTTCTTCATTTAATCCACGTATGATATTGTAGGTTTCTACTGACGGGAAACTGTCATAAGGTGTGCTATCGTAAAAACTGTCCCCAAATCCTATTCCGTTAATGCTATAATCATAGAGAGATTTTTTGATTGCAATTGTCCCTAGCTCTAGTCCGATTCGGTTCCAATTATTATTTTGATATAAATAAACTTCACGCTTACCGTTACTGTTAGCATTTACTCCAACTATCATATTCTCAAAAGCATTTAACTTTTCTAAATCGTAATATTTTGGAACGTCAATATCAGTTCTTGTTGAATCTGAATAACCTTCTGCCCACCAGTTTACATATTCCCAATAATTGTTTGTGTCAAAATCATCTCCGGAAAGTGTGAAAAACGCAGGAGCATTTAACCCTGTTGTAGCCACTCCTCCCAATGTAAGGAAGCTAGGATTTTTCAACTCAGTTATAGGAAACTTAATCATTACATTATTTGCAAACTGCACATAATTTTCCAAAGCCCGTAATCTGTTATAGAAAAAACTTTGGCTTGGTCGCAAATTAGTGCCAGTTTGTAATAATCTAGGTAAAAATGGGTTAGGAACAGATTGTCCTAACAAATCAACTCCTGAAAAACTATCTAATAATTTTTGATATAAACCATTAGGAGTGACTAGGTTATTATACAATGTGGGGAGTCCAGGTAGAAAATCTTCTGCATACCCATCACGTATCAATTTAAATTCTGTGTGAGCAACATCATTCCCACTATCTGTTTTATATCCTAAATGCAAACTTGTAAAAGTAGCACTAATATATTCAAACACATTATACAAAGCATACACATTTTGTTTTAATGGTGCTAAAAAAGCTATACCAGAAGTAATAGGATTAGAAATGTAGGATGAAACTATATTATCCGCAAGTGTTTTTGCATTTGATAAAACGGTCCCAATATTTTTAACCCAATAATAATATCTTGTTACTATAGTACCACTTTCAACAATTTCGTTTAATGTTGTGTAGGCATCAATATCGTAAACAGTACCAACACCAGTATAATCTATAGGTAAAACGTCACTTTCTATCCACGTGTAGACTGATACTGTGCTGCCTGGAAACACTGTTCCCCAGTATCTACTATTATATAAAATGTTATTTTGATGATAATCAATAAATTTGGTTTCAGATGTGTCGAACCATAATTTTCCAACGTATTCTTGTCCCCAAACAGATTTCCTTACATTGTTATTATTATATCCTGCAGGGTCTACGCTTGATATGTAATCTAAGTTTTGTGCGACAACACCTAATAATTTTCCTTGTAAAGGATCAATATAATCTAAACTTACAATGTTTAAATTATTTAAATTGTTATATATTGAAACTCCATGTAGTTTGTTTATGTCTACAGTATTGGTGGGGTTTCTATAAATATACCAATTAGGTTTTCCAGAAGTATTTCTAAAAATATTAACTCTACCATTTTGACTACCACTTAGATATGTGGGAGATCCAATTATAATGTTGTAATTATTAAACGAAATATTAGTTCCATAATACGGGGCACTGCCTAAAGTTGTGGTTGTATCGTTGACTAATTGACCAAGAACAAATTTTCCAATATTGTCTATACTTTCGTTGTACGCACCTAAATAGTCATATACATATGCTGATCCTGCATCTGCAACAACATCAGTAAACACTGTAAAGTTATTATCAAAAATAGTGTCATTGCTATAATCTTCGTCATCAGTAAAATCAAATGTCGTTTGAGTATATCTATTACTTGTAGGAGCAGACACAACAAAGGAATTTAATTCATTAAATTTTATTGATGTTCCGTATTGAGTATTATTTTGTATGTTAGGATCGTGTAAAGTTTGTGTTTTTTTATAGAAAGTTATACCTAAACTTGCAAAATTTGCTTCTGCGAATACTGTTAAATTAAGTTTATCTTCCAAAACATTTAAACTTTGATTGATTAATTGTATTACAAGTTTATTATCATTTGTTTTTGATGCTATTACATTTGGAATATTTGCCTCGTTTATTGCAATAACCGCATTATTAATTCCAGTTGCAGGTAAAGTCACCGCAAATCCATTAATTAAAATGTTAATTTGACTTGATAAATTGTAAACACTAGAACCAGTGATTATGCCAAACTTTTTACCTGCATTAGTATATCTATAGACTGTACCTTCTGTTCCTGTTGCATCTACGATATCAAATGGAGAACCTACTAATAATTCATTACCTAAGTTATTATTACTTAATCCCTTACCATAAAGTATACCTACTCTTGGATTGGTAACTTCGCTGTGTCCTATGAGTGTTTGACTTAAAATAAAATCATTACCTTCAACCAATATTAAATCACCTGCTTTCAACACAATTTGTTCTTTAATTGTTAAAATATTTGTTGATAGTGTATAATTAGAACTTGATAAAATATTACCATTTAAAAATACACTTATAGAATTTGTAGGTGTCCATGCTAAGGCAAAACTAGTAGCAATTGTTTGAATGGGGGTAAATCTTGACTCAAATATTTGTTTAACTCTATTGTAAATGTATACAACTCCTGTATCCGTAACAGCATTAAAGTCTTGATTAGGCGCACTTATGAAAAGTTGTGTTCCATTGTAATTTGTAGAAATGTTTGATCCAAAATTTGTTGCTGACCCTGCGCCGGTAATTGTTGCAACATTTGTATAGTCATAATAGGCTCTGTAAACTGTAGTGCCTATATTAGCTCCTGCAAAGAAATAACCTTCTATGGTAAAGGTTGTTAAATTACTACCTGCGTCAAATTCTCCTGTGATGATTTTGTAGGTTGTTGATCCATTTACATTAGAGAAACTAACCATTTGTCCTTCTAATAATAATGATCTTCTATCTCCTGAAACTCTAAATTGATTACCGTTAACAGATATAGCAGAGGTTAATGGATATCCAATACTTGTAAAAGTTAAATTTGAATTTTTTCTATACACAAATACTTGTCTTGTAGAACCTCTACCTACAAAAAAGTAATTACAATCGTCACTCATCACTACTTTATCTGCAGCGCCACTTCCGCTTATATTAAATGAATTTTGTAGGGCAACAGCTTCAATTTTTTCAGTCGAAACTAGTTCATAAATGTAAACTATGCTGGTTGTTGCAGATTTTAATATGGCTAAAAAGTTTTGTTTTTTATCCATACTTGAACCAAACCCAGTTGGGCTTGATGGTATTGTAATTGTTTCGTCTAAATTCCAAAAGTTAATGTTTGATTCATATTTGTATCTATAAACATTTCCAGTGCCTGAATCTCCTAAGAAATAACCTAATTTAGCATCAAAAGCAACACTACTTCCAAAAGATGAAGTTGGCACTGGCTTGTTAAAACTTGATGATAATTGATAGTTGATACCTTTTCTATAAACTGCCCATGTGCCATTAATGTTTTCATCCACCCATACTGTGCTTAGGACAAATTCAGTATCAATGAGATTTAAATTACTAATATCTTTTGGTGATGAAACTCTTTGATTTTGTAGTTTTGCAACTATTCCAGTTGACTCAATGTTTGATATAGATAATGGCAAACTTAAATCTATAACAACTGAGTTTGCATCACTAATTCTTACTATAATATAGAAACCATCTACAAAGCTTGAATAATTCAAAATCATTATCACAGTATTGACTGCTAAATTATGCGGTTTATCAAAAAATACTGTGCAAGTATCATTTAAATTATTAACTACATTTATTATAGCAACTGGAATGTTTGCGTTAAGAGATGTTGTGGCGTAAATTCTCCAATCACCTTTGAAATCTGCTATCCAAATATATTCGTTTTTATAAATGTCGTAAATTGAAACTTCATTTTGATTTAAATTTGCAACTTTAAATGAATATGTTTTAATATCTTCAAAATTCACATATCCAGCCGATGGTAATTGATTAAATGTACCAGAAGGTAAAAGTGGAAGTATATTGATATTATTTGGAACACGTCCGTAATTACTTAAAGCATAAATTGGTATTTCTTGCATTGAACCTGGTTCATTAACATCTTTTATGATACTAACAATAGCAGGATTTCCATTTAATTTTTGTTGATCCAGTTTAAATTCAATAAAATTTTGATCTAATACACCACCATAATTTCCTATATTGATTGCCCAATTTTCATAAGTTGTATAATTTATACCACCAGTTTGTAACGTAATGTTTTGAATTGCAGAAGTAGCTTGTTTACTTCCTTTTTCGACAATCATTGTCTTATAAAGATTTACTTGTGATATGTCATCCAAATTTGCAGCAGCTAAATAATCTCTTGGTCTATATCCAATTAAAGAAAAAGATAATAAATCAGCGTCATTTTCTAAGTTTGCTTGGTACGAATTATAATATAAAGTACTCTCATATGCCCTGCTACTTGCATTAGGTAATAATCCTTTTTGTATTAAATCATAGTCTACTTTTGTCCAAAGATTTTGTTGAAAGGAGGCTGCTGGCTGAATAATTTCATTTGAAGCATAATAATTATTTTTATATTTTACTATTACGCCTTTTGTATATTTGGTATTTGCCTGCCAATCTATAACATTATCCTGATTTAAAATAAATCCTTTTGTATCTACCGTGCCGTCCCAAGTTGCAGTTTTTGCTCCTTTTAACAACATACGATATTGTCTTAAGCCAGTATTTGGATCATAAATTAAATCATTAAACAATGTTACATTGTCAAAAACAATTGCGTGTTCGATATTACTTAAATTAGCATTAAAGTATGCAATAGTATCATCAACCTTTATAGGAATCGCAGAAAATTCAACTCCATTTCTAATAATTGACATATCCTTAATTTGTATTGGAATTAAATTTTGATTTAATACATAATTTTGAGCTTGTAGTGTTAGAGGTTGAACAATAGCATTTTCTTTATTAATTACAATTTTTTTAGCCAAAGGATTTATATTTAATATTGAACCTGTTTCCCAACCTGCTTGAATCCAAGCTAAAACCTCTTGAATCATTTGATTCCAATTAAGAATGAGGTTATTTTCAACCTGATTAAATTCGAGGCCTTGTGAACTTAAGTAATTACCATAAGAATTAATAAATTCAGCAAGTGCCTGAGGTGTAGAAAACTCGGTGCTATATGGAACTATAACAACTTTACCGCTTGAATTTTTTGAAATTCTAACTGACAATGAGCCAGATGTTATGGTTTCATACTTTCCATTTACCAATGGAGCAAATGTTTTAAAATAAATTTTATTTTGACTATTACCATATACTTGATAACCAGTATCAGTTTTTTGAATTATAATTGAACTATAAACAATCGTGTCAAAAGGTTGATTTTCATGTAGTAGGACTTGATAACTTTCGTCTGGAATTAATAAACTATTATTTCTGCTCGTTGGGGAACCTTTATCAACATAAAATTTTAACAACTCTTTGTCGCTAAATCCTGCCAATCGATAAACCAATCTTACATCTAAATTGTTAAGATATTCTGTTAAAATATCATATCCTGAATTTCCTGTACTCTGAACATAGTCCACTATCCAATTAATGTAACTATGCTGTGCTGTTCCGCTCCCGTATAATACAGATCCTGTAGTTTGAAATCTAAACTTGTTATTGACTAGATACTGATCAAATTCATCATTAAATTTATAGGTGTCTAAATTTTCTCCCAACGCATAAAATTTTGCAGGTTTACATAACGCTAAAATTTTTACCAAGTCGTAAGGCCAAGAACTGCTCTTTAAATAACTAAATTCAGCAGGACCCCAATCACCAACTTTCCATTGTGTTTGGAACGTCAAGTTGTCATAGTTACCTATAACAGAATTTAATGGATCAACTAAATTCCCCAAATCGTCCACTGGTAAAACTTTTAAGAGTCCTGGTCTTTTTCTTGATTCAATTATAATTGGATTTCCGTCATTATAATCATAACCATTTTCCATATCAGTCCATAATACTAAGTTATTTTTAGTATACGGCGGTAATCCATAATAACTATCCCACCATTTAGGCTTATTGGTGTACCCAATCATTTCCCAAGGAGTTAAGTTTGGAGTTACTGTGTCAAAAAACCAGTTATATAATCCTTTCCAATTGCCCCTTTTTACTAAAGTATTATCTAATCTATTTGTTGCTTGGTAATAGTTATATGTGTATGCATCTGTTGCACTGTAATATTGTGATTTATAATCAATTCTATTTTGACCTACCCAATTTAAAAAGGACATTGAGTACAATTGTAAAATTTCATCATAGTTATAGTCAGTATTTCTAAATTGTCCAGGTAGAACCTCATCACTTGAAATTGGAATTTTAGAACTTACTTTTAAATTGTTATAAATTCGGCACTCAAATTCAAATATTACTTGGTCACGATAATCTGTTAGATATCCATTTTTATATTCACCGTATAATGTTGTTAACGAACCATCGTGACCTTTTATAAACCAAGTAGGATTTACATAAGAAGTATCATAAACAACTTCAGGTATTGTTGCTGGATAAAATCCTAATTTTGTAGGAGTATTTGGTACATAACTACCATATGTTTGATTGTATTCATTAACAACAATTACGTCTCCAATTACCAAATCAGTATACACGTTGACTAAGGGTTGATCCGAACTAACTATATAATCTACGTCCCTAATTAATTGTCGCTGAACTAACACTCCATTTACATTTCTTAAAAGATAAAGTAATACAGAGTTATAATTTGCTGAAGTAAAATCATATATTTTGCTTAAAGAAAATTGCGATTGATTTACATCGGCATTGAAAGAATACCTATTGGTTATATATGCTCCTTTACTAGGTAACATATCTGACCAAAAGAATGAATTGCTTTGTGTTTTGTATGAAGTTATTTCATTGATAGCGTTATCTAATATAGTTGACGCTATTTGATAGCTTTCATATGGTGTTTTAGATACCACATCTATGAGTAGACTTTTATATTTAATATATTCAACTGAATTAAAGTTAAGAGAATCAATTAAATTAAAGTTTGCATTTTTTAAGAATGCCCCAGTTAATGATAAAGGAGCACTATTTTGAATTATTTTTGTTCCATATCTTACTAGGTTTGGTAAATCTCTGTAATTATTTGCACCAAATATTTGACCAACAATACGTTTACTGTTTGTACAAATACTCAAATAATGATTTTTTATGTCTCCTAAATTAGGACTCACTATTTGCGCATTAAAGATATTGTTTTCTAAGTTTGTTGGTATCGTAAAATACCCCGTAGTGCTTACCTTATCACTATAAATTAATATTTGTATAGGCGTTTCTAATATTGGAGTAGAATTTAAAGTTATTGTCGTTGTATTTCCTTGCACTGCAAAAGTAAATTCAGTATCAAATAAAATATTATCTCTAACATAAACTTGCACTACCGGCCATGCAGTAGAATCTGTGGATTTAGCTGGTACATCGCAAATAAAAATTGGACTGCCCTTTGCTGGGTCATAATTAAAATTAAATGCTTGATATTGAATACTATTTGAAATTGCAGTTTGCCAGCCTAGTTCTCTCACATAATCGGTTTTAGACTGATAATTATATATGTATCCTGTATTAACATCCTGTGTTGTTTGAATTCCATTTAACACATAATTAAATTTATCTGTGTTATATGAAACATTAAATTGAATATCACCTATGTTGTTTACTGAACTATATTTTAAAGGAAATCCTAATATAGGATCATTGTTCCCAGTACCTGTCGCATATTGAAATAGTGAAGTTCCAATAAAACTACTACTGTTGTAATAATCTGTGTCCCCAAAGCTTAATCCATTTGAATCAAAAATATCAAACAGCGGTGGTTGATTTACTGTTGTTTTTAACTGCCCTTGTATCCAAGTTGATCCATTAAACCAATATGTATATCCTTTTCTATCTTCACCTAACAATACTACGGTTTGATCAAAACTTTCAACATCTCCGTTAGCTATTTTTGTAAGTGTTATTACAGGTGGTGATTGAGTTATTACTACATTGCCGGTTGCATTATCTAATTGAATAAAATTAGACAAATTTGGATCTGTGCTTAAGCGCAGTGATGTAGAATTTGGTATATCATATACATAGTATTTTGTAAATGCTGTCAAATTGCCTATGTTTTGATTTAAAGAAACTAAACTTCCTACAACAAAACTTGTAGAATCTGTTACAGTAAGTCTGTCTGTAGAGGCGCTAGTAGAACTTATTACTGTCGATGTCTGTGTAGCAACCGACGTGGAAATATAATTTACTCTATAAATTTTGTTTCTAACATTTACATCTGTGTCTGCACTGAATATAACCTTACAACCATCAAACAATCCAAAACTTAAGCCGTCTGGATAATACTGTAATTGACTGGCTACTTGTGTAAATGCGTCGGTCGCAGTTATATCAAAATAATCAACCGGAGGTTTTGCTTGAATGCCTAAATTGAATAATTTTAAGTTAGGGTAAAATTCAATAATTGGTCTTTTAGCTCTAGCCTCATTACTATTAATAACATTAAGTAAATTTTTACTGTTAGTATGTTTAATAGTTTCTTGTATGACCTGTGAGTGGAACCATCTATTACCTCTAGTCCACGCATTTAAATTTTGGGCTGCTCTGTTAATAGTGATATAATCTTGTGTTATAGGTGATTCAACTATATCAGAATATGGTGCAATATCATATGGTGCAGCATCATATGGATTGTAAACACTTTGTGAATACGATTCTGGTGTTACTAACGTAGAGGCTGAAATTAATTTAATACCTGTTCCAACTCCTTCTACATAATATTGATCCGTTTTATATTTCTCAGGTACAACGTCACCAGAAAAACTTATTTTTAATCCATTAGTAAATTTAACGTTGTTTGGTGAGATGTAAGTTAGTTTGTTTAAAATATCAGTTTCAACATTTATATAATTGGCTTCATTACTATCTACTATTTTAATAACGCCAATCTTTTTAAGATTTTCACTGTCCTGATAATACAATGTATCTAAGGGTGCAGTGACTTCAGGTATTATTTGTATTTCTCCTGTTTGTAATCTTACAAATTTTTTAAAAATATATTGATTTCCAATTAATACCGTAATATTTGTATTTGTTGGTATTACATTTAATGGGGTTAAATTAATTATTGGATCACCTGGCTCATCTGTTTCTTCATAGGTTATTTTGAAGAAATACTGACTTACATTTACAAAAGAAGCTGAATCGAACCCTACAGGGTTAGTGCTAACTGCGTCAAAACCTCCGTTGTCATAAAAGGTATCAACTGCTGTAATTTGTAATGGCGGAGCACCATAAAACATTAATGTCTTGTCTAATAAATTTGTAGCACCATCAATATTTCCAATTTGGCTAAGTCTTTGTCCGTGTATATTATAAAAAAATTGAGTTGTAACTAAATCGACATTAACATTTCCTGTATAGTTTTGAGATTGCTGGGCGTCTGCATATGGTACATTAAAAATCATCACCCCTTCTGAGGTGCCATTATTTTCTAATCCAAAAATGTCTCTTGTACTTACATTAGGCCTATTTGGAAGCACGCCAGAAAGACCTGGAGCGGTCTGTATCCAAAATTTAGAATTTTGATCTACATTAAAATAATATGTTCCACCACGTAATAATGTTATTGTTGGGTTAAATTCTTCAATAGAAAAATTGTCTTGTATAAACAAAAACTCGTTAGTTTGACTTTTAACATCAAAAAAGGAAGTTAGATTGATAGGCAATGGTTCAATATTAATTACATCTGGTCCAAAAGGTAACCAATAATATTGACTATAGTTAGACAATTTATCCAAATCTGCAAAACTATCCCAACTGTAAAATTGATTATTAAATAACAAAGAATTATTTGTGACTGGCGCCCCTTGTAGTTTAAGGGCATCAATCATTTCAGGATAGGTAATAAAATCTAATGCTCTGTTTGTTTCATTTTTTTTAAAAATAACTGCAGGTTCTAATTGATAATCAGTTCTTGTTTTATTAATTTCAGGTATGTAATAAGAGTTTGGAGTCAACCCGTATTCAAATCTTCTGCCAATATAACCTTGAAGCTTTTCTAAATCTTGTTGTTGAACAAGTTGATCCAATGTGGCGGATAAAAAGTTTTCATTAGGAGTCGTTTTAAAAATTTCTGGAAGAAAATCAATTGTTCTAACTTGCGCTACCATATTTTTCTCATCTTAAGGTTGTAATTGTTCTGGTGTAATTGCTGCTATGATTACTATGTCATTTGACTGTGCGCCATTTACAAATATTTCATATGGGGCACATCTTACTTCATACAAATCACCAAATGTAAGTGAAGGGTCTTTTGGTACAATAATAGCTGAACTTATAAGTCCATTTAAATTTGTATGTAAATATGCACTCAATTCACTAAAAAAGAATGTGTCTCCAAAATCCCAATTATCTATACTAAAATAATTATTCATCGCAGTTAACACAGCAGCACGTATTTCGCTGTCACTTGCTGTTGTTAAACTTGATTTAATAACCTTTATTGTTGCCTGTAGTTGCGGTGCTGCTTTTACACCAAACAAAGGTTTAAAAGTTACACTGTTAAAAACAACCGTGTCGCTCATCATTTTATAGTCATTTACTTTACTATATTCTTGAGTTAATTGCTCTACTGTAGGTTTGGCTGGTTCTGAAACTGTACCAGTTGTATCTTTTAACCAGTTAGTGTAAGTGGTATAATAAGCTAACGTAACTATGTATAAATCAATTATATTAGTTGTTCCAGGATCAATTCTCGTAGTATTATTACTTAAATGATTATATTGAAAAAATATACTTTGTCTTCCTGTTAGTGCTGTATAATTTGTTACTGCTACTAAATTTACAATGTTTTCTGCAGTTGAATCTGCAACACTTTGATAAAATTTGTTTTCACTATAGGCGTAAAAAATCTGTCCAATTGGATATTCATATTTTACTACTTCAACATCATTTTTGTTAGGATAATTGTAATTAATTAATATTGGTTCTGTAATGCCGTTCTTAGTTAAATAATTTATATCTGTAAAAGTTTCTATAAAAACAAAATATGATGTGTTTGTAGATCCAAAAGTGTATCCTGTAATTGTAGTAAAAAAATCTGGGTTATCAATCAAAGAAGAATTTTTTGCATCTAAACTACTAACCTCTATTGAATAATCATCTGGATATCCATCTGCTTCAACAGTTTGACCAACTACATTTAAGTTAAAGTTTTCACCTAATATAGATAAAGAATTAGGTGTGGTATTAGTTTTTAAAACATTGATCTTGTCATATGCTAATGTTCCTGATAACGGATCAAATATTATTTTTTCTGAATCAAAAGTAAATCTAGTATTTTTTACGCTACCAAAATAATATGTAATTGCTTTACTTGTAATTCTGTACGCCCCGCTACCTAAACTTTCAAATTTAATTAATGCGTCTGGTCTATTGTAATTACCTACAAACCATCTATCGACATTTACTGGTAAATTGTTGACATAGTAAAGTGAAAAGCTTTGTAAATTTTCAAAGTAATCAAGTACCAACTGTAAAATGGGAGTTGGCAAAATATTATCAAAAACTGGAATTATAGTATCTAATATAGCTCCTGTAGATACAAACTTACTAAGGCTAACTGGACCTAATCCATTATATAAATTTCCTTCACCGCCGTTAAATCCGTCTGCAACTACATTTAATACATTTACCCACATAAATGTATTGTTAATTGATGGTGGGGCTCCTGCTACTAGTCTTTCATTTTGAAAATAATAACCAGAAGGGGCAACAAACTTGATTAAGGCACCCGGAGTACAATACTTCAAATTATATGCGTTGAATACACCTGCTGCTACTGGTCCTCCGGCGTTTTTAAAATATCCAGTAACTACTGTCCCATCGTAGCTAGTTTGATTCCAAGTAGTTACGCCGTCACCAGATGCTAAATTTATTGGATAACGATTTGCATTAACAACATAATATTGATATAAATTTCTATTTGATATGATTTCTAAAATTTGATTACTGAATAATCTATTTGCTGAACCTGACGCCTCGCTCGTATTAAAATCATAAAATTTATCGTTTGTATTTAAATATAAAGCGCCATCATCACCAAAACTAGTGGTGCTAGAATATTTTCCTGTAGGGTCTAATAAATCAAAATTTCTTGAAATACCAATTGATGTTCTATTTAAAGCTTTTGTTTTAATAATTGAACTGTATAGAGTGTATGGGAAATTATTGTAATCTTCACCATTCACCATTCTATTTTGAGAGTAAAAATAAACTGGTGCTCTAGCTTTTATGTCGGCAATAGATTCTCTAGTTTGTGCATTGTTAATTGGTTGTGTAAGTTCAACGGTCAATGTCAAAGTTTCAATTCGATTAAATTTACTGACATAACTAAAAGTTAAAGTTGTATTAGTAAGTTCAACTGGATCAATAACGTATTGTAATCCATTACTTGATCTTACATACGCTCTAAACGAACCTACAGGAATTTCACTAAAAACTCCGTCACCAAATATATAATTTACCTGATCGTTAAATCTTGATGTTACTGAAAATACAGCTTTGCGTGAATTTTGTTCACGCAGATATGTATTTGCATACAAATTTTCAACCTGGACCCAATTTAAAAGTTGGTTAGTTGTTGGGTCAATTTTATATAACCACGTGTCAGTATTGTTTACCCCTTGAATTTCTCCAATAGGTACAACTTGATTTGAAATTTGTTGGTTTAAGGTAAAATCATAATTTACTAATGATCCTTGTTTAAAATACAAAAAGAATCCTGAATTTGTACTACCGTATCCTAGTTTATCGTTACGATAGAGTATATTAAACGTTCCCTTTGGGTTAGGGGGAATTTCATAGACATATGTTTCATCAATTGACGTTGCGCTTACACATTCAAAATTCATGGTAACTCCGCCAACTGTAGCGTTGAAAGGAATAACAGGGAGTACGCTGGAAGGTATTTTCAGTGTATATTCTTCCGTTTTAATATTAGCTATCTCTTGTGTGTTCGCTGGTCTACCTATTCGCTGAGCATCTACTAATGCAGCGTTTATAACAGAGTTAAACTGTTCTAACCAATTTGGGTTTGCTGGATCATTCCAAAAAATAGGGATTCCAGCTAATCCCAACCCATTAATGTCTATTACATTTTCAGACGTTGTAATGCTTGTTATCTTTAAAAAACCTTGGGCAGTATTGTTTCTTTTTGGATTGTAATTTACTAGATTGGCTAACTTAATAACACTATCTCTGCGTTCTGCTGTATCGATAAAATTTTCACGTGTGTTTAAATCATCACGGAAAGATACAGCTTGACCCATAAAAGCTATTACATCAAGCAAGGCTATAAATTCACTGCTTTCAACGTAATCGTTGAAAGTTTCAGGATAATATAAACGAAGGTAATCTATAAAACTTTTACGTAAAGTTTCATAATCATAGCTTTGAAAATTAGCTTGACTATATGTTTTATAGACTGTTTTCCAGTCGTTTACACCAAAAATTGTAGCTTGTCTTGAACTTGTAGCCATACTTTTATCTCTTTTTAATATTTATCAATTCTAAAATTCCACTATTTTCAACGGTTATTTAACGACACAAGACCGCTTCCTCTGTCAAAATTAAGTTGTAACAATTGGACTTGATTTGTTGCAGATACAGCCATTTCAACTTCCGTTAGAAAACCATTCTCATACGGATAAGTTGTAATTGTTCCTAACACAATCCTAGGATCAAGTGCAGCTATTCTACGTATTTCGTTATCTATTTGTATTTGCACTTCAGGGATATTTGGTTCAAATATATATGTCCAAATAGATGTGCCATAAGAAGGTTTGCCAACTTTTTGTCCTTGCGGAGTGTTCAATGCATTTAAAAAATCTACAATTACTAATTGATCGTCGTAAAGACTAAATTTTTTACTAGGAAACACTGGTGCAACGACTGAACCTGGTCCTCCGCTTATACCAGGAGGTATAATAGAAGGTTTTTGAGCATTTGTAAAAAGTGTACTAAAGCCTTTATAAATTACCATAATTTTAATCCTTAACCATATAATTCTTTGTATGCTGATTCTACTGCTGTTTCTAAATTGTCAACCTCACGAATTGAATCTTTATAATCACGTAACGCATTGGTTGCCTGCAATGAATTACCTCCGTGTGTAGTTACTGCTTCTTTCCATTTTATTTTATTTTCTCGTCTTTGGTTTACTGCAACATCTAATTGCGCCCTTAAATCGTTATATTGTTCAAGAACTTCGGCTTTTGGTGGTTTACTTTCTTCGCTGTCTGAGTAAGGTAAAGCAATTCTGCTGTCGTTGTATATTGCTGTGGTGCCTGATTTAATTGAACTTCTATCAACTGTTTTTGTTGCCGCTGTGGGCATTTTAATTGGGCTTGCTCCATTTGATGCTATAGCCTTACTAGCACTTTCTATTGTTGATGAAGTGTCAGCAGGCGCAGATTCTAATGCTGCATTTACTAGTCCCGCTGATGCGACTTGAGAATTATTTAGAGTAGGAAATTGCTGTCCGGTATAAGATGAACTAACATTATTACTAATAGCGTTGTCACCACCTTTTAATCCTCCAATTGCACCGCCTGAATTCTGAGTATTTTTACCATTTAAGGCAGCTAAATTTTGTGGTTTGCCTGCAGACAGTTTGGTATAACTATTTTTAATTGCATTAAAAACAGTAGCGGCACCGCCTAAAATTGCAGCACCAATAGCAGCACCTGAATTAATTACCGATCCTACCATCGACCCCACTGGACTTACATTTTTTTCTGCCATGTTCGCAGCATAATTTCCAGAAGATATTGATGCAGCAATTGCTCCGTTATTACTCTGAGTTAGTGGAGTAATATTTGAACCTGAAACCCCGTTTACATATGAGGTAACTGGACCTATTCCATATGTAGCTGTACTGTTTACTAATCCTGCAATTTGTGTAGGACTCTCATTACCTCTAATAACTCCTGATCCTTGTAATTGATTATAGCTACTATTCATTAAATTTACTTGAGTAGCTGTCTGCGCTTTACTACTTTTGTTGTAGTCATTAACATTTGTAATACCCTCTTTGCCTGTAAACAGATTAGGAGGCATTGCCTGATCTAAAGATTTATTATTTTGTATTAAATTATTTGCAACTACACTTGAGCCAGGCTTAAGAACACCGGCATCTTCAAGTTGTTTTGGAGAATGACCTAACTTACCTAATACCGCCGACTTACTTCCATTATTTGAGACAATACCTCCACCTGCTAATGATGCAGAACCTTTAATTGGATCTGTTCCTGCATTTACCGCTGCTTGTGACACAACCGCTGACGTAGTTGTTTTGTTAAAATTACCTTTTGCAGAAGTTGCGTTAGGAACTGTTGATGATATAGAAGGTGTTGTTGTTTTAACTGGAACACTTGATGTTGTTGTATTTGTTGTTTGTACTGATGCAGGTGGAGTAGATGGTAAATTACTTGACGCTGACTCATCTATTTTTACATCAACACCTTTATTAGCATCTGTCCATGGTGTGTGGGCAGGTACACGTGAATTAATGCTAGGCAACTTAGAGGGCGCAGGTACCCAACCTTGTGTAGAATCAAATAATGTATCGGTATGCTGTACAATTGGCAAAGGTTTTACATCTGCAGGAGTAGTTGGGGAACTTCCTGTATTCAAATTAATTTTACTTCCATTTATATATGTAACCGCGTCGCTTTTAAACGATGAATTACTTTTAGACAAAAAACTCATTGATTGATCAACTTTTACTGTGTGATTTTTCACTGTTTGTTGGCTAAAATTTTCACCAACTCTAACATTGGTATTTTTATCACTGTTAACATTTATTTCTTCAGCATAAATGTTTAATTGTTTTTTTGCATTTATGTTGATATTGTTATCTGCATGTAAATTAAGATCACCTTTCGTTCTTAAATTAAAACTATTGGTTGCGTAAATATCTATGGTACCCTCTTTACCAAACTCAATATAACTTTGTCCGTTACTGTGTATAATGAAAAGTGTTTGCCCATCATCACTCATCGTAATTTGATGACCACCTGCACTACGTATTCTTACTAAATTATTCTGGCCAAACAAATCCCCATCGTCAAAAACTAATGTGTGTCCACCTTTACGTCCTACTAGTTTGGCTTGTTCAGTTGAAGATGAATCAACATTTTTAGCTAACTCAGTTTCACTACCACCTGACACTCCCTTGTATATTGGTCTACCAGGTGTTGATATTCCAAAAACTTGTGATGGACTTTCTCTAGTTGAACTGCTTGTAATTGTGCCTCGTATAGGATCTCGTATCAATCCCTGTTGCCAAAGTTGTGCTCCAACTATTTTATGAACAGGTTTAGCCTGATCGTAAAAGGTAGGAGTATTATATAGTTGGTTATTCTGAATATTCATTTCTACAGTTGGCAAGCTTGTGGCTCCACCAAACTTAGATGCTTCAGCCTCTTCCATTATGACATCATTGGTTGATCCTATTGCAGGGACCATTGTTGTCACGCCAGGTTGTGGTATACAGCCAATGTAATATCCAAAATCTTTTTTTCCGTATAAAAATAAACAAACCACCTCTGAACCAATATCAGGTGATGTGGCCCAAAAACCATATGAATGTGGATTTTCTAAAAAAGTACCGTATGAAGAATTATTTGTATTATTTGGAGAATAATCTCCTGGTAAAAAACCATAAAAAGGAGAGAGATAACTGACTGTCACCCATGAACTTGAATCATTAGGATCAGTTGCTCCAAAATCTGCTATATAAACCTTAATTCTTCCTGTACGAATTGTGTCAACGTTTTGTTTTACTACCCCCTTAACAGCGAAGGGATAGGAGATCGATCCGCCTGCATTAGGTTTATATTGTTCAGTAGTACCAGACGTTTTAATTATATTATCCATTTTATACCTTTAAACTGCACGGCCCTCTTGATTTACTCGTATAAAGTCTCTTACTAACGTGTCAGATTGTATTGAATCATCATCTACTACACTACTATTATAGGCGGATAGATTATCTAGTGCAACATTGTCTCCTACTGTTGAGGTAGCTGGGCTAGCACTTTCATTTGTTAACCTAGTACCAACTGACCGTTGAGTAGGTTGCCAGTATGTCGCAGGTGTTGACTGCTCTGATTGCAATGATTCATTAATCGGGAATGATTGATTACCAAAGCCAGATATGTTTGTACCTAAGCTTTCCGCTTGATTTTCGCTAGTTTCTCTTCCCTCACTATTTGTTGAAGATTTTGGTTTAATATTAGGATCGCTCCATAAAACTAAATCTAAGTCTTGTGTAAATCTACCTTTACTGAATGAACTAACCACGCTTAATACCATATATACAAGACCTGTAACATTTTCTTTTTTTCTGTATGAATTTTGAGGTATTGAATCAGTATCATAAAAAGTAATATTTTTATTAATTGTCATCAAACCAGTATTAATATTGTAATCAACTCCTTCATAAAAATTGATTTCAATGAAAATTTGTCCGCCCATTGGGTTAATGGCTAAGTTATCACCATATGCTGCTTCACGCGGAGTACTTGCATTTTTAGCAGTACCGATTGATGTCATCAAATAATCAGGATCTCCCATTATTTGCAACTTAGCTTTTATTTGATCACCTGGACTGTATAAATTTGTTTTGATTGAACCAACAGGTATTCCTCCCTTTGATGCTTGTGTTTCCATAGAAACATTTTTAATTCCAGGAACAATTGGAGTATTACTCATCCCGTCGTTTTCTTGTTCCTTTTGATCATCAGAACCACCTGGTAAAAAATACAGAGAATTATAGCTTGTTTCAAAATTTAAGACCTCTGTGTTCAATCCTGTAAAATAATAATTATAAATTTTATATGGCCCATAATAATCAGATTTATTTTGAGGATTTACAAAAACTGATTTTACGTAGGGTATTCTATATGGAGCTACATAATAGGTTATATCAAACACATAATCATTTCTTTTTTTATCATATCCTTTAGGTTTTACTACTGGATTAATTGAATACCAATCAAGTATTTTAGAACCTTGATTTCCTTCCTGAGGTTTATCTTCTAAAATTTCATCTTCAGTGTAAATTGTATCCAATGCTTTAACTACATACTCACTCTGTAATATTACATTATCAATAAATTTTGTTAATGTCATTCCACCTGCTACTGCTAAAGTTCTAGTGTTAGGATTATATGTTAAATTTTTTCTACTATCCTTTCCACTAATTTGACTACTAGTAGTAGGTGTTCCCATTACGGCTTTTTCTTTATCATATCTTTCTGAAGAAGTTAGCTTTGCAAATTTGATTCTATCATCTATGACAATATTATATGTGTTAGTGTAATTAGCTTTTCCATTATTAAATAATTGTTGTTCACGCTCATTTAAAACCTGCACAATACCTTTAGCGTTTGGATTATCTGCTTCATCTTCATTACCAACTAAAACTTCGCCAACAGTTGTACCTGAAACTTCTCTATCTTCAGGAATCATATTTCTTTTTACACCAATAGCTTCTTGTACTGATGTGACTGAAGCTTTAATAGTGTATGTTGTACTTTTACCGTCTAAGCGAAATGAAAAATCTGTAATGGTTAAAGGAAAGAAACTTGCATTACTACCTATCTTATTTGAAATAGCTCCTTGACCTGTACTTGAGTAGAGTCCAGTTTCACGTCCTGGTATAATTTCTTGTAATGGATTGCCTGCATCATCATATCCTAAAAAACTAATAGAGAGAACAAAAAATTGTCTTACACTATCTTTATTATCCTGTATGCCAGGCAAGCTACTTTGTTGTCCTATTTCCAAAGCTCGTTGTTTTAATACGCTAGTAAAGCTGAAGCCTAAAGGCTCATATATCTTAAATTCAAAATTAATTGAATTTACTGGTGCTTCCATTGCTTTAGGATTACAAAATGTCTTAAAAGTTAAATCGTCTATAAAATATTCTGCATTTTCATTTATCCTTGGAGCTTCACTCTGAGATGGGGTTCCACCTGATTCAGCAACAGTGTAAAAACCTTCATTGTTTCCTATATTAGTCATACCAGATTCTATGAATCTTGTATAAGCTTCGGACGTTACCATATATAATGTTAACTTGTACGTGAAGCTAGCAAATTCAGTTAGTGGATTTTTAGGTCTGCCATCATAAAGTGCTAGTAGATAATCATTATCTGCCTGACCAGTGACTACAATAGGATTTTGTCCAACTGGTTCATCAGCTGGTGCATATCCATCATCCGATACTTGATTTTCATCTGCCATTTTATATACCGTAAACTGCTGTTAGTGTTTCTTGTTGTGGCAAATAAATTTTAACTCCAGTTACAAAATCAAAAAGTGGATCCTGTAATCTGTTTGGATTTCTTTGAGCAAACACCCACCACAATGATGGATTACCATACAGATCATATGCTAATAAATCTGGACGTAGATTATAAGTAGGTGTAATTTCCCAAAATAGGTCGTCAGCTTTTTTAGGCAAAGGTCTATCTACCATTATATCTAAAAATTGATTATTGACAATATCTGTTAAGTGATAAGGACTTGATGAAGGATAAAGCATTACCAAATACCTCCTATATCTGATTTGTTGGAACCAACACTCAATCTACCGGATGCATATTGTTTTAAGCTAAATGCATTTGCCATCGCAAATCTTGATATGATTGGTATACAACCTATTTGAATTTGTATTTTTGTAGGTACATAGGTTGGATTAGAGACCTCTCCCCTTTGGAACACTGGTCTAGACGATCTTGCACCTGGTGTTAAACCTGCATTTTTTAGTCTAAAAAATGAAGATAGCAAAGTTCCAATTGATGAGCCTCCTAAAATATTTTTTGGCGTATTAGTTTGAGTTTCAATATTAGTGCCTCCCATATTTGCTATAACACCAGCCTTTATATAATCAACATCACTAGGTAAACTGTAAGAAAAGGATGTTATTGCTACCGGATGATAGTTAAATTGATATTGACCAAAACCAGACAAATAGCATAATGGCGGTGGTGTTCCACGTATTGGGTTTTCATCACCTCCGTAAAACATTTTTGTAACAGACTTAAAAAAATGTATAACTGCTAAAAGATAATTTGCCTCAAAAGTGTCTTGAGCAGTAAATTCTCCAGATATACTAATTTCGCCTACATTACTATTTTTATACTGATAAATTCTGTAATTGGTATGGGCTACATCAGTTGGTTCATAGTTGGCATTATATGAAACTGAAACTTGTGGGACATAAGGAAATATAACTCCTTGTGTCGTATTTAAAGGATTTAAAATATGTGATGCACTACGTGCTTCAGGGTCATTGTATAGGTATGTAGAACCTGGTGCTAAACTTATCCTAAATCTCCAATCCTGTTGAGCTAAAAATTGAGCCTGTTCTCGTTGAACTGATTGCTCTTGTGTAGAAATTAATCCACCTAAATTAACTCCCGACGCCGGATCCTCAAGGTTGGCTTGTTTAAAATTAGTTTGTCGGTAGTAATCACTAGTAATTGTTGTGCCCTGTGGTTCCACTGAAGGATTTACAGGATTGGCAAAAACATTAAGTTTTTGATCTTCCACCGTAGTAAGTCCTGCTGTTCTTCTAGTTGGATCGTATACTCCTTCAGGAATCCTAAATCCATTATCTGCTGCTGGTACATAAGGTTGTGTATTGGTTGGACTAGATAAAGTCTGCGGAATTTGAAAATTAGCTGCAGTTACAAGTGTTCCAGAGGGAGCAAAAATTGTCGTGTTTACATTAGTTGGAGTAGGATTTTCAACCAAATACCCGATAGGTGAGGATCTATAATATCCTGCTTCAGTGCTTGAAATACCAGCCTGATTTAATAATTCAGTATTATTTAAATTGGGACTAGATTGACGTAATTCGTTGTACGCCTGTGCTTTATCTGGATCATACCCATTGACAAATGCCATATATTTTTCCTCTTATTTTAATATTTATCGCTAAATAATATGACGTTTTTTACCTTTTCTCGTAAAAAGCCTTGCAAAATCATCAACTTCTCTGTTAAAATAATAACAACTAACTCATAAAAGACATGACCATTACACCCAAAAAACCTATAAATTACTTAAACAACAAAGATATTTTAAAAGAAATACACGCCAGCAAAAACTCATATTGTACATATTTGGATAAACTAAATGATCACAAATACGACTTTATTGTGGATATGCCGCATGCTAGTATTGAAGAAAGTCTAAAATATGCGGCGAAGCCTAAAATAATAAAAGAAGCAAAAGAAAATAGAGCAGCTAGACTAAGCATAGAAACAGGAACTACAGTTAATCCTAAGAAAATTTCGAATTCTGATTTGGTGTTTAGAGTCATGACCTGGGATCATATTCCTGTTGCACCTAAGCAACCAAGAAAGGTTGAAAAGAAAAAATCAGCAAAAGATATATTTGAATTTGAAGATACTACTGAAGATATATTTGTTGATTTGGACGACCCTACTACCAAAGATGAAGTTGATGACATGGTTCATGTACGTGTCAACTTCCCACCATTTCAACATTTTCGTATGGACGAAAATAAAACCTTTCACTGTATAGGCAAAAGTCATTGGTCGGGTGATATAAAAAATGGAGTTTTTAATAAAGATCACGGAAACATCACAGACAAATTAGCAAGAATGTATATCATGTTATGCGAAAAATACGCTATGAAATTCAACTGGCGTGGGTATACGTACAACGATGAAATGCGTAACAGTGCTATCCTACAACTTACGTATGTTGGATTGAGATTTAACGAAGCAAAATCTCAAAACCCATTTGCATACTACACAGCCGCTATCACAAATAGTTTTTGTAGGGTATTAAATTCTGAAAAACGAAATCAAAATATACGTGATGATATACTTGAAATAAACGGATTGAACCCAAGTTGGAGTCGCCAAAGCAGCGAGGGCTTTTCTACTTATGAGGAATAGCCAATCAGTTTGCTTTACTGTTTTAAAATTGTTATCATACCCGTATGGCAAATTTATTTAATAAAGCAGCAGTATTCACTGATATACATTTTGGATTAAAATCTAACAGTTTACAACACAATCAAGATTGCGAAAAATTTGTAGATTGGTTTGTATCTGAAGCAAAAAGTAAAGGGTGCGAGACTTGTTTCTTTTTAGGAGACTACAATCACCATCGTGCTAGCATCAACATTCATACTATGCAGTTTGGATTGAGGGCTTTGGAGAAATTAAATGATAATTTTGATCAAGTATATTTTATACCAGGCAATCACGATCTTTATTATCGTGACCGTCGGGACATTCATAGTATTGAGTGGGCTAGACATTTACCGAAAGTTAAAATAATAAATGATTGGTATATAACACAAGACGTAGTAATTGCTCCATGGCTCGTACAAGAAGATTGGAAAAAGTTACAAAAACTAAGTGGAAAATATCTATTTGGTCATTTTGAATTACCAAACTATTTTATGAATGCTATGGTAGAAATGCCTGATCATGGTGAGTTAAACGATGCTCACATGGTAGGATTTGAAAAAGTTTTTACAGGACATTTTCATAAACGTCAATCAAGACGTAATGTTTGGTATATAGGTAACGCATTTCCACACAATTATGCAGATGCAGGAGACGATGCCCGTGGCATGATGATTCTTGAATATGGCGGCGAACCTGAATTTCATAGCTGGCCAAATCAACCTAAATATCGTGTTTATAAACTAAGTGAAATATTAGAAAACCCCGAAGGACTGTTACTGAAAGATAGTCATGTAAGAGTTCATTTAGACATAGATATAAGTTATGAAGAAGCAAATTTTATTCGTGAAACATTAATACCACAACATAATTTACGTGAAATGGCATTGATACCAATGAAACTTGATCAACTTTCTAATGATGTTGCTATTGGTGATTTAAAATTTGAAAGTGTTGATCAAATTGTATTAGACCAAATAGGTGCTATTGAAAGTGACTTTTATGATAAAAAGTTATTGTTAGACATTTACAGAAATATATGATTCAATTAAAAAATATAACGTTACGAAACTTTTTAAGCATAGGTGCTGTCACACAAGCAGTAAATTTTGACCGCACTGACCTTACACTTATATTGGGTGAAAACTTAGACTTAGGTGGCGATGGTGCTCGTAATGGTACAGGTAAAACAACATTAATACAAGGATTATGTTATGCCTTGTTTGGGAGCCCCATTAATAACATAAGAAAAGATAATCTAGTAAATCGTACAAATGGTAAAGGTATGATGGTCGCACTTGAATTTAGCGTCAATGGTGTTGACTACAAAATTGAGCGAGGTCGCAAGCCCAACGTACTAAGATTTTATACTAATAATGAACAAACATCAAAAGATGATGCTCAAGGTGAAAATAAAGAAACTCAAATAGCTATTGAAAAAGTAATTCACATGAGTTTAGATATGTTCAAACATATAGTAGCACTAAACACTTACAGTGAACCTTTTCTCGCTATGAAAGCGAATGACCAACGCAATATTATAGAACAACTATTAGGTATTACGTTATTAAGTGAAAAAGCAGAATCCATTAAACAATTAATTAAAGATTCAAAAGATAGTATACAACAAGAAGAATTTAAAATAAAAGCTATAGAAGAAGCAAACAAAAGAGTGCAGGAACAAATCGAAGCATTAAAGCGTAGACAATCACTATGGCAGCAAAAACATAAAACTGATACAGAAGCATTAATGAATCAATGGTTAGAGTTACATAATGTTGACATTGCAGCAGAACTACAAGCACATAAAGACCTAGCTGTTTATAATGACAAAGTTAAGACAAAAGCAGAAAAACAAAAATGGTTAACCAGTGCTGAGTTATCGTTAGAAAAAGAAAACAAGCATTATGAAAAATTAAAATTAGAAGTTGAAAAATTAAAAAAACATGAGTGTTATGCATGTGGTCAACAAATGCATGATGCTAAGCATGAGGAAGTATTAGCAGGTAAAGAAAAACAACTACAAGAAACTGCGTTGCAAGTTTTAAGTACTTCAGGACAAATAGATGAGTTAATCACACAAATTACAGATATAGGTGACGTTGGCATAATGCCTAAATGCTTTTATGATACAGAACAACAAGCATTCGAACATGCTAACAAAATGACAAATCTTGAAACTATCATACGAAATAAATCCGAAGAAACTGATCCATATTCAGAACAAATATTAGATATGGAAAGTCAAGCACTACAGACAATAGATTTTAATAGTATAAATGTACTCACAAGAGTTATGGAACATCAGAAGTTTTTATTAGATTTATTAACAAGCAAAGATAGTTTTGTCCGTAAGAAGATAATTGATCAAAACTTAAGTTACTTGAATGCTAGATTAACACATTACCTAGATAAGATTGGTCTTCCACATCAAGTAATATTCTTAAATGATTTAAGTGTAGAGATAACGGAATTAGGACGTGAGTTAGACTTTGATAATCTATCACGTGGTGAACGTAATAGATTGATATTAGGGCTAAGTTTTGCATTTAGAGATGTATGGGAAAACTTATATATTCCAATTAATACATTGTTTATTGATGAACTGATTGATAGCGGGCTTGATACTATGGGTGTCGAGAATAGCATAGCCATATTAAAAGATATGTCACGTAGACGACAAAAGAGTATTTGGTTAGTATCACATAGAGAAGAATTAGCCGGAAGAGTACCTAGTGTACTTAAAGTGATTAAAGAAAATGGTTTTACCTCATATAACACAGCGGTGGACGTAGAATGAAATCAACATTATATTTAGATATGGATGGAGTTGTAGCAGACTTCAATAGGTATGCGTATGAAGTATTACGTGCGCCTCCTAGTGAAGGTATCTACCCTGATGAAAAATGGGTTAAGTTACGTGATAACGAAAGATTGTATAGAGATTTAGAAAAAACAAGTTATGCAGATGAATTAGTGGATTTTTGTCGTGAGTTTGCTTGGAACAAATACAATTTAATATTCTTGACTGCAGTACCAAAAAATAATGATATGCATTGGTCATTCTACGATAAAGTAATGTGGGCGAATAAACATTTCCCAAATATACCTGTACACTTTGGTCCTTTCAGTAAGGACAAACATGTACATTGTGTAATAGGCGACATACTAATTGACGATAGAACCAGTAACATTGAAGAATGGCGTGCTGCTGGCGGTATTGGTATTCATCATAAAAATTTTAAAGACACAATTGAAGCATTAAAAAATCTACAAGACTAAGACTATGATAAGTAACAACATGCCCTCACCACAAAAAACTAAAGGATCAGGATTTGAACGAGAAATCGCTAAATATCTCAGCGACATGTATGGAGAAAGTTTTATTCGTGCTCCTGGTTCTGGTGCTTACATAGGGGGCAAGAATCAAAATCGCACCCAACTTTTGCATGAAGGACAAATTCGTAGCTTTAAGGGTGACATAGTACCCGGCGAAAGTTTTCCAAAATTTAATGCAGAATGTAAGTTCTACAGCGATTTTTCATTCCATTTGTTACTCAATGGTGAACATAAAGTACTTGATAGTTGGCTAGAACAATTACTTGCAGTAGCAGATCCTGGCGATTTAAACATACTCTTTATGAAGTTTAATCGTATAGGTAGATTTGTAGCAGTTCAATGCCAATTAACTTGGATCACTGATAACTTTTTCTTCTATGGAAGTAAAAGAGTAGGTGATTGGTATATTATGCATTTTGAAACATTTATGGCACAAAACAAAGATATTATAAAATCTTACTCAGGCAAACCAACAGACACCACGTCAAGCGATTCAATCTTAACAATTCAAATTTAACACAATTAGACGACCAAGTTGTTGGTCCTCCTTGAGGAAGTACAGGTAGTGCTGTGCCGACGGATCTGGAGTATGCTTAGGAGTGATCCTAAGGAATACCGATAGGGCAATCGTATGGAGCGAACCCTAAATGAGTTCATAATTAACTTTGTCTTGCGATTATGAAACATGCGTTGCTGAGATGAATAATCTCACTACAGTCCCAATAAACTTTACAGAGCAACCGGTAGCACATAGCAGCGAAAGGGCTAGTTATGTGGGGAATAGACAACATGGATGACGGTCATGGCAAGTGACTTACCAATGGTAGTGCTGAATAGCACTACCATGGCTTCTAATCGGCAATATCTAAGTATAATAATTCCGAGTGTATGAACGAACGAAGTGAGTGAATACCGAAGGAATTAGATGAACGAAGTTCATCTTAAAAGAATGGAATATTAGTTTTCTTTGTTGTTTCTAAATTTTCTTCAATGATTTCATTACAACTAGCAATTTCAGATGGACTCATGTTTAATACATCGGTATAACTGATTGACCCACGCATATACCAAGCTATTCTTTGTGCATTTTTCTTAATAGCTTTACACTCCTTTTCCATACCGTCTACCAGCTTCCCAATACCTTCGGAGTCAAGGTATAGAAGCCTTAGACGAAAAAATCACTAACATTCAATGTAAACATTTGTTCGTAATCATGTCCACAACCAGAGCATTTTACTTCTAGAGGTTTCATTTGAGTTGTTTCTCTTAAACTTAAACTCTTTTCTTTTATTTTCTCTGCAATTCTTTTATCAGTATTTTGTAAAAAATCTAAAATATATGCTTTTTCAGTTACGGTAAATTCATTATTGGATATTGAATCAATAGTACTCGCTATTATTTCTAGTGTACTAAAAGCTATAGTTTTGAATAAGTCGCTTGATTTTTTATCTTTTTCTGGTCCTTCTTCCATAGCAGTAAGGACAGTTAACGCTCTTTGTATTTCAAACTGTCTAACAGCATTATCAGTCAATTCTTTATAATTTAAGGGTCTGAATTTTATTTGTAAGTCTCCGATACCTGTAGGTTTAGAATAATCCCCTGCAACAAAATTATTTAAAATAAATGATAAATTAATTCCATATTTAAAATCTTCATCACATTTTGGGCAATGAGTTTCAATATCCATATCATTACCATTTGTGGCGATTCTGATAGCAACTAGAATTGCGTCGAGATCAGTGCTACTGATTTTCCATGGGTCTCTGATAGCGGGCACACAACTTCTAATTATTTCTGCAACTGCGGTACCGTTATATAGACTGTCAGGAGTTTTGCTAGTAATCTCATCAATTGCTGTCATTGGATAGATTGGTAATTCTCCGTTTTCAGGTAAATTTATGACATCAGTGCCATAGTCTAATCCCTTACTAGGTAATTTTAAATATATACTAGGTCTACGGAAATACTGTTTTAACGGGTTGTTTTCTATTGACATACTTTCTCCAAAAGTGTGATTTTAATATAACTAAATACTAACAAGATATTTAGATCCATAATTTACGGAGGAATTATTCCTTGGATGACGCAGCATTAAGAGCAGAATTAGCCAAATTATCAGAAGCAGCAGATAGACTTGCATTCCAAAGTTCGGCCAGTGCTGGAGTTTTTGAAAGAGTTGGTAAGTCATTAGGAATGACTAGCGAAAACATTTCAAAAACTTCATTTGGAATTAAACAAATATATTCTGGGGCAATATCGTTTAATCGCTCACTTACCTCAAGTGAAGTTAGTTTTACAAAATATTCAAATACAGTATCTCAGGTCACAAGTGGATTAGGTTCTATTTTCAGCACTATGGGTCCTTTGGGTCAAGCATTGAGTGCCGTCACAGATGTTGTAGGAAAACTTGTAACAAGTGTATTTGAACAGAATGATCAATATCTTAACGCATACGATACTCTTGCTAAATTTGGATATGCAGGAGAAGGAACTGCTGACGCACTATTTGACTTAACTAAAAATACAGGTTATTTAGGAGACAAAGTTGGTGATTTAGTTGGAGTAACAACCGGTTTAGGTAATGATTTAACGTATTTAGGTAATACCGCAGGTCAAGGAATTAAAACATTTTTTGATATTACAACAATAACAAAAGAGCAAAGAGCCGAACAAATCCGTTTAGGTTATTCTCAAAAAGAAATTACACAGAATCAAGCAGACTTTATAAAAAATCAAACTAAATTAGGTGTTCTAAGAACAAATGATTTAAAAACATTACGTGCAAATAGTTTAAATTACGGTAAGCAATTAATGGAGTTAGCAGCATTAACAGGACAAACTCCAGAAGCTATTAAAGCACAACAAGCAGAAGATTTAAAAGATTATGCTTTCAATGTAATGTTGCGTCAAGAAGGTAAAAAAGCAGGAGCAAAGAGCCAAGAAGTAATGGACAGACTAATGGGTGGAGTCACTCAAGTTGGTGCACAGTTTGGCGCAGATAAACAAAAAGGTTTTAGAGAAATATTAAGTACTGGTCTTGCTCAAAGTGACGAAGCTAAAGCTATGTTACGTGTAGCAGGTTCTGATATATTTAAATGGGTAAAACAATTTAAGAGTGGAGAAATTAGTATAACGGAGTTTAATAAGCGTTATGGACAGGCTTATGAAAACTTTGAAAAGAACATGGGAGAAACTGCAGCAAGGAATAAAGAATTTGCTGAAAACATGGGAGCTACAAGTGAAACTGCAAGAGGTGCCGCAAAAGAGTTAAGCGATACCAGAGAAGACTTGGTAAAGCGTCAAACAGAAGCAGCGATGAAACCTCAGGATGGTGGACTTAAAGAAACACAAATAAAACTCATAGAAACTCAATTAGAAGTTCAAACTGCATTTCAAACTTTGGTAAAACTTATTTCTGAATATGTTAATCCAGCATTTGAATATTTGTTAAAAGGTCTTGATAAATTAACTCAGGGATTTATGCAAACATTAACTACCTTAGGAGTAGTTGATCCTGAATTTCCATATATGTTTAAGGACGCAGGTGAATTAAGTAAAATGCTGACGGAAAGACAGGGCAAACTTGCTGAGTTGTATCAGGATAGAGAAAAAAGTACTAATTTGCAGGCAATGGGTGTAGACTTAAGTGCTCCTGCTGATATCGCTAAAAAGGCTTATATAGACGCTCAAATAAAGTTGCAGGAAAAAGAAATAGATGGTATAAGAAAACAACTTAAAAAACTTACAGGTAGTGATAGACCTATAACTCCTACAGGTGGTTCATCCTCAGGAAGTAGTTTAGGATCGGGAGGAGGTACATTTTCGACTACTAATAATTTAAATTTTGGTATCAGTTCTGGACCTATGAGTGGTTATCCAGAGATGCTAAATGATAAATTACAAGCAGTTGTTCCTTTACCGGATGGCAAAAGTATTCCTGTATCCTTCAAAAATTTACCAAGTCAGTTGAGTAGTAAACGAAGAAATCCATTATTAGAATCTGAAAACATAGATGGTATATTACGTGGATATGCCTCCTCAGTTACAAATAATGTAAATCAAGTCAATAATAATTTAAGTGTGAATCAAAGCTCAGACGATAAAAGTAATATTTTTAATTTAGTTTCGAGCAAAATGGATAGTTTACTTGATAACATAACTAAAAATAATCAATTGCAAAGTGACATGTTAGTGTATCTAAGGCGATAAACTATGGCAGATAATGCATCAGATTCAGTACAAGAAATAACAAAATCATTACAACGTTACAATACTGCAATTAACTCAGTAGGCAATTCCTCACGGGGATTAGCAAGTGTTCTTGATAGTTTTAAGGATGTAGTTGAATCAACAAGTTCAGCATTAATGTCAAGTGAGGTTAGTTTTTCAAAGTACACTAAAACGGTTGATGATTCAGCAAAATTTTTAAAAAGAACTGCTTTATTTGCCTTAGATAAATTACCAGGTACAAGATTAGTTGTCTTAGGGGCAATTGAAGCAGCTAGAGGATTGGTAAATGCAGTATTAGAAAGCAACGATGCCCAACTGCAAACTTTTGATGCAGTTCAAAAATTAGGAATAGGGATTGGCACGACTGCAGAGGGCTTTACTAAAATTTCTAATGAAGCAGGATTTTGGTCAAAAAATAACTCAGGACTGTTAAAATCTTACGAAAGACTAGGCACAGGTCTTACTAATTTAGGAGACACAACAAATTTAGGTGCACGTGAATTTGCTAAAATCGCTAGGACAGGTGATGGTGTTGTAGAGGAGTTTATGAGATTGGGAGTAAGCCAATCTGAGTTGGCTTATCTACAGGCTGAGTATGTATCAACTACACAACTATTAGGTACAAAATATCAAAAAAATGAAGAAAAATTAAGAGATGAAAGTAGAGCATATGTTACATCACTTGTTACACTGTCAAGGTTAACTGGAGATAATATTACGGAAGTTTCTGCAAGAATTGCAGAGCAAACAAGAGATATTCAATTTTCTATGAGATTGAGATTGCTAAGAAAAACGGAACAAGGTAAGTTGTTAGCTGACAAATATCAAGAAGCTGAAGTAATAGCTCAAAGTTTCTTTGGTCCAGAAATAGCTAAAGGAGTACGTGACTTTTTAGCTACTGGTACAGCAACAACTAAAGAGGGAGAAGCTCTATTAGTACAAACAGGCGGTCAAATTACACAATGGAAAGCTGACCTAGATGCAGGAAGAATTACTCAATTTGAGTTTAATCAAAACATTGCAAAAGCTACATTAACATATGAAGAAAAAAATCGAAAAGCCCTAGCTCAAAATACTGATTTTCAAAGAAAAGCAGGAATAAATGTGCAAGCGTTAAACGGAGCAGAAAAACTTATTAAAATGCAAAATCAGGAAGCAATTAGAGCCGAAGTTAATGCATATCAAAAAGGTGAAAAAGCAGGACAAAAAGTCGATGATCAATTAAAAGATGTGCAGATTGCTAATTTTAAAACATCACAAAGCGTTGGTATCGCAAAAGACAAATTAGTTGCAGTAATTCAAGAACCTGTTAACAGTGCAATGAGAAGATTAGCAGATTTAGTAAAACAAACTGCGATTGGAACAATTAAGTTAGGTGCATGGTTATTAGGACAAGATACTAGTAAAATAGATGAGTCACTAATTGCATTAGGTGATACATCAAGAATTGCTGATTATATAAAAAATATCGATCAATCTATAAGAGAAACTGATAGCCAAATTAATGCTCAAAAAGTTTTTTCAGACATTCAAAAAGAAAATGAGAAGAAATTACAGGCAGCTTTGGCTAAACAAAAAGAATTGAAAAACAAGATTTCACAGACACAATCTGCTTCCGAAAAAGAAAAAATATCAAGCGAATTGGCTTTGACTGACCGTGATATTAACAGGTACCAAGAAAATATACAAACAAGTAAAAAAGAAGAAAAACAAAAATTTGGTCAAACATCAGAAGAACTACAAAAAAAACGTGAAGATTTAGTAAAAAATAAAAAAGTAGCTGAAGGTAAGAAAACTGAAAGCGAAAAAGCTGACACACGTAGAAGTGAAACCTTTAAGACATATATTGATGGTAAAGGTTCTGATTTAGAACGTTGGACTAAAGTACAACCAAACTTTCAAGAAAAAGTTTTGGCAATGGCAAGAAAATATTTTGAAGTTACCGGTAATAAACTCAATATAACAAGTTCCTATAGAAGTGATGAAGAACAACTTGATATGTACAATGAATGGAGAGCAGCAGGAGGACGATATCCTAATGAAACTAATCCTAATCCTAAAGTTTATACACAAAAATATGGATGGTTGTATATTCCATCTAAGACTCCAGGAGGGCATGGTTCTGGTTCAGCGGTAGATATAAACAAAGATCAACTTGATTGGTTAGAGAGAAACGGTTATCTTGACGATTTTGGGTTGCGTAGGCATTATCCAATAGAAAGTGATCCAGTCCACGTTATGCCAAAAGCTAAAGATGGTGGAGTGTTTGGACCTGGTTGGACTGAGCTGCATGGAAAAGAAGCTAAAGTTGGCATGGAAGGAAACACTATTCCTATTGAATTAAAACAATCCGGCAACATGAATGATTTTTCAACTACCCGTGGATCAATCATTAAACCAAAAATTAATAGTTCTAGTACTCCTTTAATACCTAAATCAAATGAATTAGCAGAGGTTTTACTTGATAAAATCGATAGTCTAAATCGTAAAATCTTAGAAAGTAACAGCATTTACAGTGATATTAAACTGTACATGAGCAATTAACACTAAATACATATCATGTCTTATAAAAAACGTTTTTCAACTATCAATACCACTGGTCAATTAAGTCCTATATCAGGGAATAATAGTAATAGTGGTGCTTGGAATGGACCCGGCTTTAATAACGAACAAACCGGGGGCTGGAACAATGACGCTTTTGGTTATAAAAACTATATGAGCAGATTACCTGAGGTTTACACAGGGCACCCAAATCGTATAGAACGTTATAATCAATACGAAATGATGGATGTTGATGCCGAAATCAATGCATGTTTAGACATAATTGCTGAGTTTAGTACACAGAGGAATGAACATAATAATACACCTTTTAGCTTAGAATTTAAAGAAGATCCGACTCCTCATGAAGTAGAATTATTAAAAAAACAACTGCAGCAATGGTGTAAACTCAATGATTTTGATAACCGTATTTTTAAAATTTTTCGTAATACAATAAAATACGGTGATCAATTCTTTATACGTGATCCAGAAAATTTTAAATTATATTGGGTAGATGCAACTAAAGTTGGCAAAGTTATTGTAAACGAAAGCGAAGGTAAGTTGCCAGAACAATATGTTGTAAAAGATATTAACGTTAATTTACAAAATTTAACGGTAGCAGCAAAGACTACAACAGACTTTCAAGCACAGCCTCCAACTGCAGGATACAGCGCACCGTACAGTTATACTGTACCAAATGAGCCGTATGGCACAACAGGAAGTAGATTTAGTTTAGGACAAAACGAAGCAGCAATAGATGCTAAACACGTGGTTCATCTAAGTTTAACTGAAGGATTGGATAGATATTGGCCTTTTGGGCAAAGCATTTTAGAGAGTATTTTTAAAGTATATAAACAAAAAGAATTACTTGAGGATGCGATATTAATATACCGTGTTAGTCGAGCCCCAGAACGTAGAGTATTTAAAATTGACGTAGGTAACATGCCTAGTCATATGGCAATGGCGTTCGTTGATAGAGTAAAGAATGAGATTCACCAACGCAGAATACCAACTAGTCAGGGTGGGTCTAGTGTATTAGATGCTACATATAATCCATTAAGTATTAACGAAGATTATTTCTTTCCGACCACTGCAGACGGCAGGGGAAGTACTGTAGAAATGTTGCAGGGCGGACAAAACTTAGGCGAAATTGACGATTTAAAATATTTCAACAACAGATTAGCACGTGGTTTACGTGTACCAAGTAGTTATTTACCAACTGGACCTGACGATGGACAAGTCCCATTAAATGATGGCCGAGTTGGTACTGCTATGATACAAGAGTTTAGATTTAATCAGTATTGTGAAAGATTACAAAACTACATAGCTCAAAAATTAGATGATGAGTTTAAATTGTTTATTCGCTGGAGAGGGTTTAATATTGATAGTGGATTATTCGATATTAAGTTTAATGCGCCGCAAAATTTTGCTGCATATCGTCAAAGCGAATTGGATAAAGATCGTGTAGCCACATTCAGCACAATGGAAGCTTTTCCATATATAAGTAAACGGTTTGCCCTACAAAGATTCTTAGGATTAAGTGAAGAAGAAATTACAGAAAATGAACGTTTATGGGAAGAAGAACGTGAATCAGAGGTTACCGATGATGCTAAGGGTAGTGATTTACGAAGTATAGGTATTAGTGCAGGGGATATTGATACAGATTTAGAAACTGCAGACGGTATGGAGGATTCGGAACAAATGCCTCCGCCTGAAGTAGCCCCAGGTGTAGCCGGTCCTCAAGCAATGCCAGGCGGGGGAGTTCCTGCAGCAGCGGCTCCGGCTCCGTCTATTTAACTATTACCCAATTTTTAGTAGAGTGATATTTACCTGATACTAACTTGCTTACATTGCCTTGATCCAAATCATATTTAATTTTAAAATCATATTGAGTGCAGATTACAATTTCACCACTGATTTTATTAAAAAATTTATACTTTATAAAGTCTGCATTAGGATTGGTCAACCCTAAATAAAGTCCCCTTTTTGCTTCCCGCATTCTTTCTTTAGTAATGTTTGATTTGGGAACACCTAACATTATTGACGATTGGTTTTGTTTTTGGTGTTGTGATTGTGGTTTACCGAACATAGGATTTCTATTTCCTATTCTATCGATTGATGATGGCCCTTCTCCTCCTTCTGTTTTGTTTCTTAAGATTCCAGTTTTTAAATCCTTTCTGCCGTACCATCTGATATATCTTCTCTCAAGGGCTAAAGCACCTATATTAGTCAAATTAGATTCAAGGATTACTATTCTTTTACTATTTTTCGGAATGCATACACAATGATTTTTGTCCCATGCTCTTTTATGTTTCCCTTTACCAATGTAATATGGACTCCCATCATTTCTCAGATATGCGTATACATAATATCCAAAAGGGTAATTATGTTTTGAATAAATATTCATGCTGATGCTCCTTTAAAGCGTTAGAGTAGTTGGGTCTGCCAACCGCGAACTACAACTATATTTATGCATATTTTCATAAATAATAGATGAGGTATCCAAATGAAGCTTTTTGAAATGTTTAATCCTGCAGTGCCTGGTTATCAAGATACAGCAAGTGATAACAGTAAACCTCGTTGGAAAGAAACTCGTAAAACAAAACTAACATTACGCCAAATACGAAAACTAAGAAAAATGTTAGATGTAAGAAATTTTGAAAAATCAAAAAATTTAGAAAAAGTTAGAAAACAATATAAACCTCCAGCCCAACCACCTGCATAAGTATATTCTTACAAAAAACGCAAAAAAATAGCACATTTTGTGCTATTTTTACATATACCCAATAAATAAGTATTACAAAGCCATTTCTAAAGGAGAATTCAATAATGGATAACAGAAAATTTGAACAACTCATTGAGTTGATTATCAATGAGAATGAAGAACAAGCACGTGCATTATTTCACGATATAGTAGTCGAAAAATCCAGAGAGATTTACGAAGAAATAATGGATGAAGAATCAATGGCAGAAGATATGTCAGGTGGATTATTAGATGAAATCGAAGCAGACGTAGAATCTGATGAAGAAGGTATGTCAGAAGAAGATGATGAGTTTGCTGACATTGAAATCGATGACGAAGATGGCATGGGCGACGAAGGTATGGAAGACGACCTAGAAGATCGTGTTGTTGATTTAGAAGATAAATTAGATCAATTAATGGCAGAATTCGAAGAAATTATGGGTCATGACGATGACATGGGTGACATGGATGACGACATGGGCGATGAAGATTTTGGTGATGAAGATATGATGGAATCTGCTGATGATGAAGAGGAAGATGACGAAGAAGATGTATCAGAGTCAAGAGAAGAGGACGATGAAGAAGAAAGCCTCGAAGAATCTGTACAACTAACAAAAGTGTCTGGTTTGTATGACAGTAAGATTGGCGGCGACGATGGATCACAAACAAAGAGCCCAACGTTAACAAAGCCAAAAGTTACACAAACAGGTGCTAAGCCAGTTAACTTCAGCGGCGAAAGCTCAACAGGCGGCACAAAAGGCGGTTTATTAAGTCCAGATACAAAAGATGTTAAAGATGCAAATAACTGGAAAAATCGTGCAGCACAAAAAGGAATGAATCTAGAAAAAGCACCTAAGCCACAACATGGTAAGGGTAGTGAAGGCCAAAACAATCAAAGTGTTGTAGCCGAATCTAGGAAGTCCGTTAAGAAAATCATTAAGAAATAAGGAACTCTAAAGCAAATGGCTTTGTATCTTAGAGAAAACTTAACATTCGACCGTGCTAACATGGTCGTTGAAAGTATTAGTGATGGAGAAAATAAAAAATCTCTTTACATGAAGGGTATTTTCATTCAAGGTGGGGTAAAGAACGCTAATGAGCGTGTTTACCCTGTCGATCAAATTGAGTCTGCAGTAGAACAACTCAATGAACAAATTATGGAAGGCAACAGTGTTTTAGGCGAAGTTGACCATCCTGACGATTTAAAAATCAATTTAGACCGTGTAAGTCACATGATAACAAATATGTGGATGGACGGTCCTAATGGTTTCGGAAAATTAAAAATATTACCTACTCCAATGGGAGAACTTGTATCAACCATGCTACAGAGTGGTGTAAAACTGGGTGTTAGTAGTAGAGGAAGCGGAAACGTTGATGATGCTACTGGTAAGGTTAGTGACTTTGAAATAGTCACTGTGGATATTGTCGCACAGCCTAGTGCACCAAATGCTTATCCAAAAGCAATTTATGAAGGTATGATGAACATGCGTCATGGTCATAAATTATTAGAGATAGCAAAAGATGCACGAAATGACAGTAAAGTACAGAGATACCTGAAAGACGAAGTGGTTCGTCTTATCAAGGACCTCAAGTTATAATAGGGGAATACAGCATGTTTGATGCTATTAAGCCATTACTTGAGAGCGGAATTATTAATGAAGAAACCAGCCAAGCAATTAATGAGGCATGGGAATCTAAATTAAATGAGGCTCGTGAGCAAGTACGTGCAGAATTACACGAAGAATTTGCACAAAGATATGAGCATGACAAGAATGTAATGGTGGAAGCCCTTGACAAAATGGTAACTGCAAACCTAGAGGAAGAGATACGTGAGTTCTATTCCGAAAGACAAGCAATGAACGAAGACCGTGTGAAAGCACAAATTAAATTACGTGAAAACGCAAGTAAGTTTAATGATTTTATGGTAACTAAGTTAGCAGAAGAAATCAAAGAATTACGCAATGATCGTAAATTACAACTAGAAGGTCAGCAAAAACTTGAGCAATTTGTTGTTCACGCCTTAGCACGTGAAATTAAAGAATTTGCACAAGACAAGCAGGCAGTAGTTGAAGCAAAGGTTAAGTTGGTTGCTGAAGGACGCAAACAATTAGAATTACTGAAGAACAAATTTGTAACAGAAAGTTCTAAGCGTTTAAATTCTGCTGTTACTAATCACCTCAAGGGTGAATTAGGTCAATTGAAAGAAGATATCAAAGTTGCACGTGAAAACAATTTTGGTCGCAAAATCTTTGAAGCATACGCAAGTGAATACAGTTCAACTCATCTAAATGAGAAGGCTGACACACGTTCATTATTAAGTATGTTAGAAGAAAAAGATCGTCAATTGGCTGAATCCGCCGAAAAAATCAATAAGGCTAAGGTCTTAATTGAAAGTAAGGAACAAGAAGTTCGTATTATTAAAGAATCCAATGAGCGTAATAAGATCATGGGAGAATTGCTTTCAACTCTTAATGAGGAAAAAGCAGGATTAATGAAGAACTTATTGGAAAGCGTACAGACACCACGTCTGCAAAACGCTTTTGACAAGTATCTACCAGCAGTACTCAACACTGGATCAGGAAAGCCTGCAGTTAAAAAGGCAATGATTAATGAATCAGTAAAAGAAGTGACTGGGGATAAAGCTGCAATCAAACCAAAAGTTGAGGATGAGTCACAACACCGTGACAATGTTATCGACATTAAGCGTTTGGCAGGGCTTTAAAATTAGACATACAAAATTAGGAGAAATATAATTATGTCACAAGTACTCTTAGAAAGCCGTTGGGACGAAGCCAAAGAAGCTCTGATGGAAGGCTTAAAAGGAACTCGTCGTTCAACTATGGGTGTTTTATTAGAAAA